CTACTGCGGCCCATACACAAAAGTGTGTGCAGACTCAGGCGCATTGCCTTCAAACACCGGTCTCCAAGCGTTATCGCCATAATCGGAACGACGGTACATTTGCTCGATTTTCCACTCGCTATCTACTTTCTCCAACACATAACGGTAAAGTGCTCCTTCACTCCGCTCCTTCTCTTGGCTGGCTGCAAGGCTGACTCCCTCAGGGACGGGTGTCGCTGGTTTAATGCGAGCCAGGACAACAGCTCGGGTCTCACTTTCGACTTTGACTTCGATAATGTCGCGACTGTATATGTCTGCTCGACACTTGGGAGGCGACATGTCATAGCTTGCTAGTGCCGCGCCAATAGAAATCGTTTTACCATATTTCTCGGATTCGTCTTCTTCGGCGACTGGCCGCGTTTCACACCTCTCTTTATTTTCAATCTCTTCAAGATCGCGAATATTCCACCAAGTCTTGATGGTTTGATCTGGGCTGGCAAGCCGCAGGGAAATTTTATGGGGCGCAGCTGACTTACCAGTTGTCGGTACTGGAGCGGCAGGCTTTTCGCCGCATCCGGCTAAAAGGAAGGCTAGAGTTGGGATAGCGTATTTATACATGGAGGTGTGATTTCGGCATCTCTGCGTGCCGTTTCGCTGCGCGAGTATAGCTGGGCGGGGATGCGGAAATCCTCATCAATATTCACCGCATTGTTACTTCGCGTTCAAAGTGCTGTTGCCTTTGGGGCGCCCGGCCACCGGTAGTCCAAAGATCGCAACAATTGACGAGTGCGCATACTGTTCATACTTCGCCAGTGTTCGAGCGGACGGCCAGATGTAGAGGTGGTCGGGGAAGTCGGCGACCGGGAGCAGGTAGGTTCCTTCGATCCCTTCGTTCAGAGCATCTGCCCGCACCCAGATGATGAAGTCGACCGCTGGCGTGTGCGCCAGCGCGACCTTCCAACACGGGTGGCTTCGCTCGTAGCGGCACCGAGTGCACAGCAAGCGGGCGGTTACACCGTTCAGCCGGTAGGTGCGCGGGCTGAGCTTCTCAATCTGGGCGTTCGCCGCGGCCGCGCATCGCTCGACCTCAATCGTCATGTCGCGGGTGATGCACCGCATGCGGTACCTGGTGATCGTGCTGCGGGTGAGCGATGGCCAGGTGACGCCGGCGAGTCCCATAGCGGATGTGATGCCGTTGAACCGGAAGGCATATGACTTCACCGCCGGGCCGCCGCTAGCGTTGATGAGGTCGGGCGTCACCTTGCCGTGCTCGACGAATATCTGACGGAGAACGTCGAGCATTTCATCGTCGGACCATTGCCGACGCCGGCGGTTTCGTTCGGCACGCGCTTCATCCAGCTTCTCGCGCGACACGATTGCGTCAAATGCATCGTCCACCTTCACCCAGGAGGTCTGCGCGTTCGCGCGGCGAGAGCTCTTTAACCGCTGCGTGCTGCGGTTGAACACCAGCGTGCCGGCGTACTTGTCGTTCGTCAGGACCTGCTTGACATGGTGCGGCGACCAGGAGCGGCCGAATTCGTTCGCGATTCCCTCATTGTTGAGGCGGCGTGCAATACCGGTGTCGGACATGCGCTCGCCGAGGTACATGTCGTAGATGCGGTGAATCACGCCCACTTCATCATCAGGCCCTATGGAATAGGTGACCCTGTCCGTCGGCATGGATTTGCGCTCGCCGGCGCCGAGCAGGCCCTTTGGCTGGCCAGTCGCCGAGATCACAACACGGCGGAGACCGTATCCAGCCAGGCCACCTTGTTTGAACCCTGCTTCGGTAAGGCGACACTGCGCTCGAAATACCTTCGCTGAAAGCTCGCGACTGTACTCGGCGGCCATAGCTCGCTTGAGGCCCTTGAGCACGGCGGCGAGGGGCGATCCATCGTTGGTGAATGGCTCGGCGCAGTATGCAACGGCGATGCCGGCCCGGCGGCAGGCATATTCGTAGTATGCGCTCTCGTCGACGTCCTGGAAGCGGCCCCAGCGGCTCACATCGTAGACCAAAACCACATTGAAGTCGGCGCGGCCGGCCTGAATGTCGGTGAGCAGCTCGAGCAGCCCAGCCCTCCCGCCTAGGGTGAGACCGCTGCGCCCCTTATCCCGATACACCGTCACGACTGTGAAACCGTGCGCCACTGCGTATTCCTGCAGCGCCGCCTCTTGATGCTCGGTCGAGTAGTTTTGGTGCTCGGTTGAGGCTCGTAGGTACAGTGCGGCCCGGTCGGCGTACGCCTTCAGCACGTGGACTCCAGCGAGCTGGGCGCATCAAGACCAAACATCCCGCGCACAGTCGGGTACCGCATGCGAGCGAACTGGTCGAGATTCGAATCCTTCAGATAGATCACCCTTGGCGCCAGGTCATTCCGGCTGAAAAGAAAGTAGTCGGCAATGGCTCCTGTGAGCGGCTCCATACGGCCCACGATCGTGAAGTCGGCATCCGGTGTGCCGTGAATTCTCCAGTTCCGCTGGCCGCGCCGCGGGTTTCGTGGGACAGTGATCTCGATCCGCACCCGGAGATGTCCATTCATCAGAATGGTGTTCTGCTTGTCTCCAGGATCGGTGGCGCCGCCAGCGGCCCGGGCGAGCGCTTCCACCTCTTGTAGGAGTCCGGTGCGCGCCGCGGCGAGCAATCTTTTTGTCGCCACGAACGCATATTTCGGCGAGGCCGGTATGCCGGCAGCCTCGTAAGCGTTCATGAGAGAGCCGAACGTGCGTACCAGCAGCTGCGGATCTGGCAACTGCTCGTCGGCGGCGATAATCTTCGCGTTCACCGCTCCGTGCCGGCCGTGGCAGGACTGGAGGAGGGCGACCAGCTCATCCCGACTATAGCGCTTCATCCGTCGCGCGCGCTCCGCTTGGACCTGAGCGAAGACCCTGGCACTGATGATCGGTGCTACCGCCTCCTGCTTCACGATCCATCGGTCGGTAGCGTTGCGAGTGCGACGGGTAGATAGCTTGCCCGAGCGCCGGTTGTAGGCGAGGGCGCCGCAGTACTTCACATTGGTCAGTAGCGAATTGATCATTGCCTGCGTCCAGGGCCGGCCGAATTCGCTGGGTACCGTTTCGTTGTTGAGCATGCGCGCTAAGCCGGCCTCGCTGGCGCCTTGCTCGAGGTAGAGGGCATACACGCGCTGCACCGTAGCCACTTCGTGCTCAGGGCCCCAGACCAGCACAACGCGGTCCGTTGCGGATATCTTCGACTCGCCATATTCGAGGATGGCGCGCGGTGTGCCGCATGCCTTAAGCGCCAAGCGCCGGAGGCCATACCCAGCATGGCCACCTTGCTTGAATCCCATTTCAATGAACCTAGCCTGGGCTGCGAATACCTTTTCGGATAGGTCGCGGCTGTATTCGGCTGCCATAACGCGTTTCATGCTCTTGAGTAGCGAAGCGTACGGCCCTGCGTCGTCGGCAAAGCGTTCGCCACAATAGGTGACTTCGATCCCGGCGCGCCTGCAGGTATGCTCGTGGTAGGCGGCCTCATCGATGTCCTGGAATCGACCCCATCGGCTGATGTCGAACACGAGGATGCGGCTGAAGTCGGGATCCTGCGACTGGACGTCCTGCATGAGACTCAGAAGGCCGGCCCTGCGACGAATGTCCAGGCCGCTCTTGCCGTCGTCGACGTACTCTCGGATGATCGAGATGTCGCGCGCGGCCGCGTATTCCCGAATACTGGCCCGCTGATGGTCTGTGGAGTAGTCCTGGCTCTCGGTCGACATGCGCACGTACATGACAGCACGGTTGACCATAAAGCCTCCAGTGTTTGATGTGGCGCAATACGCCCCGATTGTTCTGGGAGACTATATGAGGATGAGTAGAGACGCCACAAAAATTGGCAATAGCCGCTCGGTCCTCGCTACGGCGATCGCGCTGCAGCGCGCTCATGGGGTAAGAAGCGCGGCGGCGTTTCTATTTGAGGCAGGGATAGCTATTGAAGTTGCGCTAGAGCTCCTGGCTGATAGATCCTCGGAGACCGTGGGTGTCGGATCACATGCTAGAACTGTTTATTTCGACTTCGTCCCACTCAATATCCGCCCCGGCAGCGAGTAGCTCGAACAGTGCACGTTCCGAATCCCCTGCAGAATAGGCACGGGCCGTGCGCCACGTCGAGTCATCCCGGGCCACGAGGACGGCCGGAAGACTGAACTCGTCCTCGAGGTGATCCACCAAGCTCGGTGCGTACCTGCTGTTCAACTGCCAGCGCTCTACTAGCGCCACAACCGTGCGCTGTCCGCGCACGCGCAAAACCGCATACTGCATTACAGCCTTTCGCTTTCCTTTCGCACCACGCGGCCGACAATGATGCAGTCGCTCCCCTTGCAAACTCTCCTGTAAAACTTGACCTGGTCAGGATTGTCGGATGTGAGCCACCATTGGCCAGCGTCCCGCGTCAGGCGCTTGACCACTGCTTCGCCCTCGTAGTTGACGGCGTACACTTTGCCATCGACCAGGTGCACATCGCCATAGTTCACCACGACCAGATCATCTTCATAGAGGGTCGGCTCCATGCTCTCACCCTTCACGCGGATCGCAATTAGCTGCTCTCGCTTGTAACCATTCCGCTCGATCCAGTGGGTAGGCACTGTAGTTGTGGAACCATCAAAACGTTCAGGCTCAACTTCGAAGCCACTGATACCGGCCGACAAGCGCAGCTTTACTTTTGGGATGTGCGTGAGTGATGGATCGTCGCTATCGACAACTCGAACCGGCTTGGCCCCAGGCATAAGTCGCTGTACTTCTTCAGCCGACAGCGGCACATTGGTGCCAAGCGCCTGCGGTTTGGCAAACTCCGGATGCGGGTCGTCAAGCCAGCCTTTAGGGAGGTGGTGAGCCTGCTCGATCTGCCGTGCCATTGGATAGCTGATGGCCTCCGTCGGACTCAAGCCAGCGATCCGCTTCACTTGCGAAACGTCGATGCCGACTAGGCGTGCGAAGTGAGTCTGGGCAGTCTCATCTTTTGCAAGCCGTTGAGCATTCTCTCGGCGAATGTGCTCGATTACGCGCGCATCTGTAGGTTGTGGCGTTTCTGGGGCCTCTGTCGCGCCAATTCCGGCCACGTGCCAGTCACCATGGTGCGGGGCGTCCATCCAGCCTTTCGGCAAATGCAATGCCACCTCAATGCGGCGCGCTAGCTCGTCGCCCATCGCCTTGGGCGTGCCGCTTTTACTATCTGCAACCCGGTTTTTGATTTGACTTATATAGGCGGGAGAGGTCTCAACCAAGTCCGCCAACTTCGCTGCACTTCCCAGCCTGCCTATTGCGACCAGCATGTTCAGGCGCCGGATTTCATCGTTCGTTCTCATAGCCAAGATTAAATAGCAAAACGCTAAAGTTGAGAATGTGCGATTCGCTATTGCAAAACTTTAGCGATTCGCTATACTTGTGGGCATGGACCTCAAAACTTATCTCACCCAAGGCCGTGGACGCGGCGCTGCTCTCGCGAAAGCCATTGGCGCGCATCCGCCTGACATCAGTCGCTGGGCTGATGGAACTCGGCCCGTGCCGGTTCACTTCGGTGCGCCAATTGAGAAAGCGACTGATGGAGCAGTGTCACGGAAAGAGCTCTTCCCTGAAGACTGGTCGACGATCTGGCCCGAACTCGCTCACACCAACCGCCGGATGGCCAACCCGGTTCCTGGTGATGGTGAGGTGGCGAAGTTTCCTGCACCGTAACCGATCAGCCAAGTATCACGTTCCACCCATTCCTGTAACCCGCATCACTAGGAGAAAACCATGAACAACCCGAACGCCAAAACCATCTCGGTCAAAGGCTACCTGTCGCCGGATGTGTACCTGGCCAACAAGGCGATCTTCGATCCAGTGGGCCTGTCGATGAGCGCCGCGATCGGCCTGGGCCTCCAGCAGCTGGCCGCTTCGATTCGCGATCTCCACCCTGCACATCGTACCCGGCGGGAGGGCGCAGGGCGTATGCCCAAAACGGGCCCAGTACGGGCCTGGCCGCTGTCGAGCGCGCGCCGGGCACGCGGCGGCGCCCCCAAGCCTTTCATGCGGGTTTAAAGGCTTTCGGGTGCTGGGCGTATCGAAAAGCGAATAAGGAGAAGTGCATGGACGAACAGAGTGAAAGGGACAAGGACAAGGTGGTGGCGAAAGCACAGCGGTGGGTATCCAGCCGGCGCGCCAAGGCCGTCGCCACCACCGGCCCCGAGAAGGAGCGTGCGCAATCGCGCCACCGTCAGGACGGGAACGAACTGGCCGAGGCGGTCGAAAAGCTCGAGAAGGGCTTCCGGCAAGGGGCGACGTAGGCAGCACCCAGGCGGCGGGATGGCGCCGTCACCAACAAGAAGGAGTGAACTTGAAAAACGTACCGAAGCTGCTGGACGCGCTGCGCGATCGCTTCCAGATCAAAAACGATGCGGCGCTGGCGCGTGCGCTCGACATCTCGCCACCGCAAATCTGCAAGCTGCGCGGCGGCGCGACGATGGGTCCGAGCGTGATCCTGAGCATCCACGAGCGCCTGGGCGTCACGGTCAAAGAAATCCGCGAGCTGGCGAAATAGAAGTAGGCGACAGCAGAAATGAAGAAGCCCGGCTGCAACCGGGCTTAGTAAAGCAACTACTTGGAGAACGCATTATGGCACAACACAATACGCCGGCGGTGCACGCCGGTGAGGCCCAGTCTTCGCCCGGCGCCGAGGCGGCAATCCGCCAGTGGTCGACCGAGCCACCAGAACCAGAGGCGCACTCGCTGTCCGAGCTGGCCAGCGCACACCAGTGGCTCCGTCCAGGCGATGTCATCTACACCGTTGACGTCCGCCGCCACACCCTCACCGAGTCGGACCTGAATGTGGCTGCGCGCGCCGTGATCGGCGGTGGGTCATGACGCACCTCACTCCTGAGCGCTTCCTCCAGGATGTCGCTGGCCACCAGATGACCGTGGTCCGCGATGACGGCATCTATCGCCATGTGCGCTTCAAGCGCCCAGATACCATCTGCATGCACTTCGACCTGATCACCTGGCCCGGCTACCTCTGCTACACCGGCGACATGGGCACTTACGTGTTCACCCGCCTGCGCGACATGTTCGAATTCTTCCGCCGATCGGAGGAGAAGGATCTGTTCCGCATCGATCTTCGATATTGGGCGGAGAAGGTCGAGGCAGGCGACCGTTGCGATGGCCTGAAGAAATTCAGCCTCGAGAAGTTCGAGCGCGAGATCCGGGACTGGGTCGACCGCCGCCGTGAAGAAAGCTGCCCCGACGAGGAGGACGCGAAGGATCGTGCCCTGCACGCAGCAGCATGTGCCGAACTGCTCGCGGCAGTAGAGGCCGAGGTCCTCAGTTGCGATGACAACGAAGTGCGCGCCTATGACGCTGCCAACGACTTCGAACATCGTGGCGAGGCGTGGCAGGCTTACTTCGGAGAGAAGGCCTGCTTCGAGTTCGGCGACTTCTGGGAGGTGGATGTTACCGAATGGACGCATCGCTTCGTGTGGTGCTGCTTTGCCCTGGCCTGGGGGATCAAGCAATACGACGGATCGAAAGCAATGGTCGGCGCTGCCGAGGGTGATGAGGTGCCGGCATGACCCGCGCCAGCTACGTCACCCCTGGCCAGACCACCGCTCGCCTCGAGCGCATGCGCATCCTGGTCTCCACGCTGATGGTGCGCGCGCTTCGCCGCGACGAGATCGCCGACATGCTGGAGCTGAGCCCATCGGGCGTGCGCAAGTACGTGGCCGAGCTGGGCGCCAGGATCATGATCGCTCGCTTTGAAGACGAGACGCCGCTGTCGCGCGGCACGCCGGTCTACTGCCTGGCGATCTCGATCGAGCAGGCCCAGGCGTACCTGCAGCAGCTCGGCGGCATGCCACGTGCGCGCGCAGCGAAAGGGCAGCGGTCCGCAATGGGCGCCGCCGCCAACGATCCATCCCGTCACATCCACGTCATGGTAGACGACGCCCATTACGCGGTGCGGCTTCACACGGCGCCGCCGGCGCGCGACCCGCTGGTCGCTGCGTTCTTCGGCCAGCGCGCTGCGGAGGCCCGCCCATGAAGCCCGACCTCATCACCATGCAGTTGGACCTGGGTCACGAACTCATTATCGATAACTTCGCTGGCGGCGGCGGGACCAGCACCGGCCTGGAGGCCGCGTTCGGACGCCCGGTCGACATCGCGATCAACCACGATCCCGAGGCGCTGGCCATGCACGCCATCAACCACCCGCACACGAAGCACCTGTGCGAGAGCGTCTGGGACATCGACCCGATCGAGGTGACAGGCAACCAGCCGGTGGCCCTGGTCTGGCTGAGCCCTGACTGCAAGCACTTCAGCAAGGCGAAGGGCGGCAAGCCGGTCGAGAAGAAGATCCGCGGACTAGCCTGGGTGACGCTGCGCTGGGCGGCGAAGTGCAAGCCGCGCGTCATCATGCTCGAGAACGTTGAGGAATTTAAGACGTGGGGGCCGCTCATTCAGGACGAGCACGGCCATTGGAATCCGGACCCGGCGCGCCGCGGCAAGACGTTCGAATCGTTCGTGCGCCAGCTGGAGGCGCAGGGCTACAAGGTCGACCACCGCGAGCTGCGCGCCAGCGATTACGACACTCCGACGATCCGCAAGCGCTTCTTCCTGGTAGCGCGCCGCGACGGGTTGCCGATCACCTGGCCAGCGCCGACCAACGGCGCGCCGGACTCGCCGGCCGTCCGCGCCGGCAAGCTGCAGCCGTACCGCACCGCGGCGGAATGCATCGACTGGTCGCTCGAGTGCCCGTCGATCTTCACCCGCAAGCGGCCGCTGGCCGAGGCCACGCTGCGGCGCATCGCCAAGGGCATCATGCGTTACGTGGTCGACGCGGCGGATCCGTTCATCGTGGGGCAGGGCGGCCCGATCTACGCCGGCAAGCCGGTCACCGCCCGGCAGCCGTTCGGCACTCTGACGACGGAGAATCACCGCGCAGTCGTGGTGCCAACGCTCGCGCCAGCGGCTTCTGCACTTCTCGTCGACGCTGCACACGGCGAGGTTTCGCCAGGTGGCGTGAAGCGCTGGGGCTCTGGCGTGAAAGAGCTGGATATTCCGCTCGGCACCGTCGTCGCCAGTGGCAATAAGGCGCTGGTCACCGCCTTCCTCAACGAGCATGCGAACGCCAGCAACCAACGCGTGATGCCAGCCGACGTGCCGCTGCGCACGATCTGCGCCCAGGTCAAGGGCGGGCACTTCAGCATGGTCTCTGCGGCGCTGGTAGGCGTTGGCGGCCGCGCTGGCGACAGCCGCCCGCGCGCGGCCGGCGAGCCGACCGCGACGATCACCGCGAAAGGCGATACCGCAGTCGTTACCGCTTTCATGGCGCAGCACAACAAGGAGCGCAGCGGCGTGAAGGCCGGTCGACCAGCAGACGCGCCGATCTCGACCCTCACCGCCTCTGGCTCGCAGCAGTCGCTGGTGACGGCCCACCTGACCAAGTTCCGCACCGACTCGACCGGCAGCGACCTGGCCGAGCCGGTGCCGACCATCACGGCCGGCCCGAAGGAAAACCCGGCCGGCGCGCCGCACGCGCTGGGCATCGTCACCGCGCACATCCAGCGCGACATGGGCAAGAGCATTGGCCACGCGGCAGACGCTCCCCTGGGCACGGTCACCGCCGGCGGCGGAGGGAAGTCGGCGCTCGTGTCGAGCCACCTGTGTAAGCTGCGCGGCACGAGCACCGCGGCCGGCGCCGACGAGCCGCTGCACACGATCAGCGCCGGAGGCCAGCATCACGCCGAGGTGCGCGCCTTCCTGCTGGCCTACTACGGCGCGAGCGAGACGAACAACGTCGCCGATCCGCTCAACACGGTCACGAGCCGCGATCGCTTCGGCCTGGTCACCATCCACGGCCAGGACTACGAGATCGTCGATATCGGCCTGCGCATGCTGGCGCCGCACGAGCTGTATCGCGCGCAGGGCTTCCCGGACGGCTATGTGATCGACGAGATCCCGGATCCTGAGTTGCTGTTCGTCGGCGGCGAGCAGGTCGACGGCGATCCGCTGTCGCTCCCGCGAATCCCTCTGACCAAGTCGGCCCAGGTGCGCATGTGCGGCAATAGCGTGTGCCCGCCGCTGTCGGAGGCGCTCATCCGCGCGAACTTCGCGCACGAGAGGCACATCGTCGGGAGGGCTGCATGACCTGCATTCGCCACTCCAAGCTGCAATGCGTCGACTGCGGCCACCCCCGGGCTACCCCTGCGCTGCCAGCAATCAGTCCACAAAAAATCCATCATCCAGAGGGGCGCCCAATGCCCGCACATCAAAACATTCGCGTCCCAAACAAAGGCTACGCCGCGGCGATCGCCGGCGAACATCTGTACAGGATGGGCCCGCTCCTGGCGCACCAGCTCTTCGCCGCCGTCGAGTTCGGCACCGACAAAACGACCAAGGAGGCCGCCCTGCAGCGCGCTGTGACCAGCGGCTGGTTGACTGAGCAGGCCGACGGCCGGATCAACCTGAGCCCGGCTGCACGCGCGCACTACGACAGGCTTGCTGGCCTGGAAGCGGTTGAGTACGTCGGCCAGATCGCCGCGGTGCGCACTCCGCCCGACATCTTCGCGCGCCCGCCGCTGAGCGAGAAGTACATTCCCAACCCGCGCGGCACCCGCCTGGACGTTCCGGACTGGTCGGTGCGCACTGGCGCGTCATTTCACACGAAAGCCTGACCATGAGCGCGCCATCATTCTTCTGGGCACGCCTGGGACAGGTCTTCGTGAAGCCCCACGAATTCCCGCATGGTGTTGTCAAAGGCCAGCCGAAACGCATTGCTGTAATCGGTCAAGGACTGAAGTGCTCCTCGCAATTCAAGATCGCCAGCGGAAGGCGGCTTTGCCAGGAATCGAATTTCAACTCGCTCGAAGGCGCTGGCAAGATCGTCATGCACCTGGGTGGTCACTGCGAGAGTTTTGGCCTGGGCGTAAGCGCGGATGACTTGGCTCCGAAGCGGGGTTGGCAAGATTCCCAATTTGGGGATCAGGCCGTCGAATATAGGGAACGGGTACTCAGGAAGTCTGAACGTGTATCGAATGGGGTCACCGCGGGGTACTTGCGCAAGCGCGGGAGCGACCTCGCGCTTCAGATATTCCAGGCTTGTCTCGACTTCCGACTTGATGCTGCGAAGAACGCCGTCCACTTCGTTCGATTCGCGAATCTCATCCAGACGCCGCTGCTGGCTCGCCTGGTCCGAGCTTACCCAAACTGCCGCAAGGATGGCGGAAATCGACCCAACGGCTTGAACCCATGCCGGCCAGTCGAAGTTCTCCGAAAAAATACCCCGCGCCGCAATGAGAGCCGCGACATCGATGGCGCCGAGTATGTAGAGGGCTTTGTACCTGCTGAAGTGGGTAATTTCGGTTCTCATCAGGCGATCGTAACATGCTGAGCCGCTCACCCCTCAAGCAGGGCAAGTCGCTGGGGCGCAAGACGCCGATGGCGCGCGGCACCGGCTTCAAGTCGCCAGTCGCCGGCGCCGGCGTGCTGCGCGTCGCCGCAGTCCAGGCTCGCGCCCGCGAGCAAAAGCCCCGCAAGCCCCTGAAGGCATCTCGGCCGGTAATGACCCCGATCCGCAAGTCCGCGCGCGGTGAGGCTTGCACGTTGCGGTTCGTCGGGATCTGCAATCGCAATCCCGACACCACGGCGTGGTGCCACTCGAACCGCTCGGAGGATGGGAAAGGCCTAGGCATTAAAGCGCGAGACGAAGAGGGTTGCTACGGCTGCTCGGACTGCCACGCCTGGCTCGATGGCGGATATGCCGGGAAGGCGCCGCGCAAGACGGTTGATGCGCGCTTCGACGCTGCGCGAGCCGAAAGCCAGAACATCCTGCGGGCCAAGGGCCTGCTCCCAAATAGCGAAGCCGCGACGGTTGCACCCGGCGCGGCCTCTGAACAAATCACAGTGGAGTAATTATGTCTGCCAATATTTTAAGCGATTACAACGATTTTCTCCGCGCCAAGATCAAGCTGGCGCCGCGCAAGGGCTTCGACGTCCCGCTCAAGCAGATCAACCCTGGCCTCAAGCCGCACACCCGCGACATCGTCCGGTGGGCGCTGCAGGGTGGCCAGCGCGCCGTATTTGCCTCGTTCGGCCTGCACAAGACCAGCACGAACCTCGAGGTGATGCGCCAGATCGGCATCCACCGCCCGTGCCTGCGCCTGATCGTGCTGCCGCTGGGCGTGCGCCAGGAATTTACCCGCGAGGTGGCGAAACGCTTCACCGGCGACTGCGCGGTCGACCTGAAGTTCATCCGCTCGGACGCTGAGATCGCCGGCCATGACACCGTCTACATGACGAACTACGAATCGGTGCGGGACGGGAAGGTCGACGTCCGCCGCTTCGGCGCCGCGTCACTGGACGAGGCGAGCATCCTGCGCAGCTTCGGCAGCAAGACCTATCAGGAGTTCCTGCCGCTGTTCGACCAGGTCGAGTTCAAGTTCGTCTTCACCGCCACGCCGAGCCCAAACCGCTTCAAGGAGCTAATCCACTACGCCGGCTTCCTGGGTGTGATGGACACCGGCCAGGCACTGACCCGCTTCTTCCAGCGCGACAGCGAGAAGGCGGGCAATCTGACCCTGTACCCGCACAAGGAAACCGAGTTCTGGCTTTGGGTGGCCAGCTGGGCGTGCTTCATTCGCCGCCCGAGCGACCTGGGACATTCGGACGAAGGCTATGACCTGCCGCCGCTCGAGGTGCACTACCACGAGGTGCCGAGCGACTATGAGGCGGCCGGCGCCGAGAAGAACGGCCAGGGCCTGCTGATACCGAACGTGGCCATGGGCCTGTCGGCCGCCGCCGGCGAGAAGCGGCAGAGCATGGCCGCGCGCGTCGCCAAGGTGGCCGAGATCGTTGCGGCGGATCCTTCTGACCACTTCGTGGTCTGGCACGACCTCGAGGACGAGCGGCACTCCATCCAGGCGGCGCTGCCGAACGCCATGAGCGTGTGGGGCACGCAAGACCTCGACGAGCGCGAGCAGCGGATCGCCGACTTCAGCGATGGCAAGTTCCCGATCCTGTCGACCAAGCCGATCATCGCCGGCTCGGGCTGCAACTTCCAGGTGTACTGCCACCGCGCGATCTTCGCCGGCATCGGGTTCAAGTTCAACGACTTCATCCAGGCCATCCACCGGATCCAGCGCTTCCAGCAGACGCACCCGGTCCGGATCGACATCATCCATACCGAAGTCGAGCGCGCGGTTCTGGCCGAGCTGCAGGAGAAGTGGCGCCGGCACGACGAGATGCAGGAGAAGATGGGCGAGATCATCCGCCACTTTGGCCTGGACCAGCTGTCGATGCAGGACAGCCTGGCGCGCACGATCGGCGTCGAGCGGCACGTCGTAAAGGGCGAGCGCTTCACCGTGGCCAACAACGACTGCGTGCTGGAGGCGCTCGAGCAGCCGGACAACTCGGTGGGCATGATCCTGACCAGCATCCCGTTCGCGAACCACTACGAATACACGCCCAGCTACAACGATTTCGGCCATACCCAGGACAACGGTCACTTCTGGGCGCAGATGGACTTCCTCACGCCGCAGCTGCACCGGATACTGCAGCCGGGTCGCATCTACGCCTGCCACGTAAAGGACCGGATCAACTTCGGCAACGTGACCGGCGCCGGCGTGCCGACCGTCAGCCCGTTCCACGCCGAAGCGCTGTTTCACGGAATGAAGCACGGCTTCGACTACCTGGGCATGATCACGGTCGTCACCGATGTGGTCCGCGAGAACAATCAGACCTATCGCCTGGGCTATTCCGAGGTGTGCAAGGACGGCACGAAGATGGGTGTCGGCTCGCCGGAGTACATCCTGCTGTTCCACAAGCCGCAGACCGATCGCAGCCGCGGCTATGCCGACGTGCCGGTGACCAAGGCGAAGCCGCTGTGCGAGACCGAAGACGGCCAGCCGGTCGGCTTCGACCGAAAGCTGGCGCCAATCCCCGGTACCGGCTACAGCGTCGCGCGCTGGCAGGTCGACGCCCATGCGTTCTGGCGCTCGAGCGGTGACCGTCTGATGGGTGCGGAGGAGATCGCCGCCTATGGACCGGCCAAGCTGGCCAAGATGTTCACCGACATGTCCCTGGCCAACGTCTACAACTATGAGCTGCACGTCGCTGTCGGCGAGCAGATGTTGGCCAACAAGGCTCTGCCGGCCGACTACCTGAGCCTGGCGCCGGGCAGCGCCGATCCGATGGTCTGGCACGACATTGTTCGCATGCGCACCCTCAACGGCGAGCAGTCGGCGCGCGCGGTCGAGAAGCACGTCTGCCCATTCCAGATCGACATTGTGGACCGCCTGATCAATCGCTATAGCAACCCTGGCGATGTGGTGTATGACCCATTCTGCGGCCTGGGCACGGTACCGGTGCGCGCCATGAAGCTGGGCCGGCGCGGCGCCGGCTCGGAACTCAACCCTGCGTATTTCGCCGACCAGGTGCACTACTGCCGGGCGATGGAGCGCGAGGTCAGCATGCCGACGCTGTTCGATTTCGAGGCGGTCGACGCGGCGCAGCCGGAGCGGGAGGCAGCATGAAAAAGGTGAGAAACAAGAAATACCGCCCGAAATACGTCGCCAGCAACGTCCTGACAACCGTCTTCGGCGGGATGAGTGGCGATCACATCGAGCACCTACGCCTCATCCAGATCCGCAGCCACAAGGCGCTCGCCGACATGGCCAAGGGCGCCGGCACGCGGGAGGGCTGGGATCTGTTGGTCGGCGCGATCAACATGGCGAACGTCATGTGCGAGCAGGGGATCGGTGACGAGTTCCGCCGGGTGACCATCGCTGCGCGTGACGCGTTGCTGGAAGTGGGCAAGCGAATCCTGAAGCTCGACCGGGTAATCATGAAGGGCGGCGAACTCAACTCCATCCGCGAGGCGCTGGAGTGCCACGACGCGCAGCTGGAGAACGTCCGCGCCATCGACGTCGAGCGGGCGTGCCGAGAGGTCGATCGCCGGGTTCGCCATCACATCAATTCCACCAGCGTCGTGCGCGAGCTGGCGAGGGAGGCCGCTTGACGCGGCTCCGGTACTGGAAAGGAAACGACATGGGAAGCATGCTGAAATTACAGTCCGGCGCCGCGCTGACGATGACCAGCCGCGAGATCGCCGACCTGGTCGAGTCGCGGCACGACAGCGTGAAGCGCACCATTGAGCGGCTGGCCGGCGCGCAGGCAATTGCCCGTCCACCATTGGTGGATGGCGACAAAGCCGGAAATAACACGGTCGAGAAGGTCTATCAGGTCGGAAAGCGCGACAGCTACGTCATCGTGGCGCAGCTCTCGCCGCAGTTCACCGCCAGGCTGGTGGATCGCTGGCAAGAGCTGGAGCAGCGCGCCACTATCGCGCTCCCAGACTTCGCGAACCCAGCCGAGGCAGCTCGAGCGTGGGCGGCGCAGTTCGAAGCGCGCGAGGCGCTAGAGATCAAGGTGGCAGCCGACGCGCCGAAGGTTGCGTTTGCCGAGGCGGTGCGCGCCATCGACGGCGCCTGTCACATCGAGAAGATCGCGAAGACGCTCGGGCACGGCCGCAACAAGTTCTTCAAGCGCCTGCGCGCCGACGGCATCCTGCTGGAAAACAACCTGCCGTATCAGAAGTACATCGATCGGGAGTATTTCACTGTGGTCGAGCAGCAGCCCTATACCGACAGCAAAGGCGTGACGCACGCGACCTTCACCACCATGGTTACGGGGGCTGGCCAGGTATTTCTGGCGAAGCGGTACGCGAATATCGGGGAGGGTGGCCATGCGTGACTACTCCCCTCTGCGCGGGCTTGCCGCCGTCGGCCCGACTGTGCACCTGAAGTCGACCACGGTGGTGGAGCTGCTCGACGAGCTCGACCGCCTGCGCTCTGCCGGCGCCGCCCCGGCCAAGGCGAAGCGCAACGACTACCCGGCCGACTTCGAAGTGGTCTGGGAAGTTTACCCCGCACGTCCTGGCGACAGCAAGAAGGCGGCGCACAAGGCATGGGCTGCCCGGCTCGCTGCGGGCGCCACCGTGGCCGAGATGCTCGCAGGCGCGCAGGCGTATGCCGCGTTCGTCAAGGCAATGAAGACCGAGCCGATGTACATCCTGCTGTCAGCCACCTTCTTCGGGCCCAGCGAGCGGTATGTGGCTGACTGGACGCCGCCCGAAATGCAGAAGAAAACAGCTGGTGCCGTGTGGTGGGCGACCGACGCCACCATCCTGGCCAAGGGTGCTGAGTTGGGCCTGTCGCCGCGGTCAGGCGAATACATGGGGCAGTTCAAGGCCCGGATCGAGCTGGCCCTAGATCCTGGGCTGGCGCCGCCGACTGCAGCTGCGCCCATCCGTCCGGTCGCCACGTCGCCGGCGCAGGCCCAGCCCGAGCAGCGCGCGCGCAAGCCCGAGGGGATCGGCGCCCTGAGGGACCTGGTGCGCCGTGATCCGCCGCCGGCGAGAGCGGCGTGAGCGAAAAGGCGTGCGCCCTGCGCGGTCACTTCAAGATGAAGGAATTCCCTGAGCACGCGAAGGTCGGGATAGGGCGCTGCGAGGGTGGTGCCCGCCGGGTCGATGTGATCAAGCCCTTCGTGCCATGGAACCGGCCGGCGTGCGAGCGATACACGCTGCCGACCAACCTCGACGATCGCAAGGCCTGGGCCGAGAAGCGTGCCCAGGCTGACCAAAACAAGAATGCAGCACAACCCAAAACGAAAGGATGAAATGAGCGATTCCCACGAAATGCTGACGTTCCACACGCTGGACGATGAGAAGCCGACGAACCCGAAGGACCTGGTCGGCGTGCGCAAGGCGCCGATGTCGACCGTGCCGGCAACTGTGCTGGCCGAGATTGGAGTGGCGATGCTGGAGGGCGCCAGCAAGTATGGCCGCCACAACTATCGCGCGGTGGGCGTGCGCGGCTCGGTCTATTACGACGGCGTGATGCGGCACCTGATGGCATGGTGGGAGGGTGAAGACATCGACCCGGACTCGGGCATGTCGCACGTGACGAAGGCCATCACCTCGCTCGTGGTCCTGCGCGACGCCATGATGCAGGGGAAATTCACCGACGACCGGCCGCCCCGCGCGCTGCCGTTCTATCCGGCCCTGAACGCTGGCGCGGCCAATATCATTGACCGCTACGCCGATCGCAATCCGACCCACTACACCATCACCTACGGAGACTTGGCCAAATGACTCAGACCCGGCTCGGCTCGTTCATCGAGGCCATCATCAACGTCCTGATCGGATTCGGGATCAATTTCACGGCCAACATGTTTATCTTCCCGCTGTTCGGGTTCCACATCACGCCTGGCGCGAACTTCGCCCTGGGCCTGATCTATACCGTGATCAGCGTGGTTCGGTCATATGCCGTACGCCGGTGGTTCAACGCCCGGCTGCACAGGCTGGCGACCGCTGTGGCATCTTCGATCGAGGCTCGCCAATGAGCAACCAGCGCGCGCTCCAGGCGCTGGGACGGCTTAAGACCGGCACCATGAACAAGACCGAGGCCGCGTACGCTGCGACGCTGAATGCGCGGCGCCATGCTGGTGAGGTCGCCTGGTTCAAGTTCGAGGGCATCAAGCTGAGGCTGGCGGACAACACTTTCTACACCCCGGACTTCGCCGTCATGCTCGCCGACGGCGCCCTAGAAGCGCACGAAGTGAAGGGGTTCTGGGCCGACGACGCTAGAGCGAAGATCAAGATTGCGGCCGATCTGTATCCCTTCCGATTTATCGCTGTAAAAGCAAAGCCAAAAAAGGAAGGGGGCGGGTGGTCCATTGAGAACTTCTAGGGGGCGCAGACGAAAAGCTCGCCCAAGCTTGATAACCAGGGCGAGGCAGAAGCCATGAGGTCCAATAGGGCCGTAATGCCGCCCAATGATTGTTGCGATAAAGTTGCCGTTAGAGGCCTTTCTCGGCGCGCTCTTGATCCACGTTATCGAAGAATTTCTGAAGCTCCTGTCTCCGGTGGAAGTGATTGATTACCGAGGAATCATTCTCTTGCTCGCGTTGGATGACAAAGTTGCCGTCGGCTGCAACGAAGGCGGTGGCAGCAGCTTTGACGCTGGAGTAAGCGGTAGAATCTTTCCCGCTCTTCAGATCAATCCAGGTTTCTTCGCTGATCGAAAGGGTTTTGTCTTCAATAGTCAGTGGAATTTTCAAGATAGTTCCTTTGAATGTTATAGGAGGGTGAAGTGGCATTGCTAATCTGATATGGAGATGCTGACACCTGATTGCAAGAGCTTCGGCGCGTGACGTGTGGTACAAGCACGCCGGATTGCAATTTGGAAAATCTCGGACGCAACTCAGCCATCCATTCCAGCTGGTAATCTCTTGGAAATTCCACGGAGAAACCTATGTTCGCTGAGCGCTACCTCAACGCACTGAGCACTTCCAACCTGCAGGACGACGATCAGCACCACCAAACGGAGCCGCTCGTCGCCGCGGCGCTGGCCGACCTGTCCGGTGGCTCGGGTGAGCTTTTCGGGTCGATGCTGTTGCGCGCGCACATCGCTGGCGTGCCGCGCCAGGCTATCGAGAGCAACGCGCACGACCTGGGCGTGCTGCTGCGCATCTGGACCGGCGAAGTGGCGCGCAGGGGCTTTGCCCGCAAGTGGATCAACATCAAGCACGAATGGGACATCGGGGCGGCGTACGGCATCTACAAGAAGATCGCGGTGCACTCGCTGGCTCACTGGTTGGGCGGCGAATGCAGCGCATGCAACGGCACCAAGATCGATTCCGGCCGGGCGTGCACCCATTGCGCCGCGTCCCCTGGGCGTGAGCCAATCCAGGGCGGAGCGCTGGAGCGTGAGCGTATTGCCGACATGGTGTCGGAGCTGGAAGGCATGTACCAGGCGCACAGCGCGCGGGCCGCCGCCAAGATGCGGAGGGCAGCATGAGTGCGGCCGAGGCAATGCTCCAGGCGAAGCGGGAGATGGAGCACTCGATCCTGATGGCTGCTGCAAAGGCTGTGGTTGATTTCAAGGCTGCAACGGGCGCGACTCCAGTCGATATCGACATTCGGATGATCACCTGTCGCAGTCTGGGTGCTCCCGATGAGCATGTGGTGGACGCTGTTGTGGCGCGCGTAGTGTTGTAGCTGAACAGTATTGCAAAGCGCACGAACCGGGCGTAAACTACGGTCTTCACATATCCCTCGATCCACGTAATGCGCGCCTTGGCGCCAACGTCACCCGAGGCAGTCGAGCAGTCCAGCCAGCAGTAAAGGCGGCGCTCGCCCTGAAATATGTGCAGTACCCTACATCTTGGCCCGCCACTTCGGCGGGCTTTGTCGTTTACGCCCCGAGGAGGTGTGCCATGAAGCGCTAGATCCCGCCCGGCCTGGTCATCACGTAGAAGCGCGACGAAACGCGCACGGGATCATATTTGCCAGAGAAGTGCCGGAGCGCCCGCCCGGCGAGACTTCGAAGACGGCGCACACGAATACGAGAGCGCGATCTGGCATCGGCCAGAACAGTCGAGCGCACCCAGCGCGCACCGACGCCGGACGCTGTAACCGGCAAGCCGCCCACTTGGCAGATAGCCTTGGGGTTGGCCGCCTGATTCCCGAGAACGAGTCACCACACACACGCCATAGCTCAGATGGTTAGAGCGCTCCCGTAGTCCGGATTGAACAACAGCCGGATGGAAAGGAGAGGTCGCAGGTTCAACTCCTGCTGGCGGGTGTGTGGTGAATGCGCAGGCTGATGCGCAGCACAGCAAGGCAAGCGTAAAGATGACGGCGATTCCCTCGCCCTTACCGCCAGTGTCGCTCACGTAAAACGCCCGCTTGCCAGGGAATGCCGGAGGTCAGCACCGGCCACCACTACCAGTTTCCTCGATCAGCTCCAACGCTGGTCTTTCGCCGCCCCTCGCAGCAATGCGCCGGGCGGCTTTTCTTTTTCCGAGGTGCGCCATGTCGCAAGAAGTTCTCATTAAGCACAGCTCGCTGCCGCCGCGGCCACCGATTCTGTTTGCGATCGTCCTCTGGCTCCTGCTCGACCGTCTCGACGTGCCGGGCTGGGTCCACGGCGTTGTGTGGACGTGGGTGGCGATCCTGGCTGCTGTGTTCATTCATCGCATGCGCAAGGCGGTACTCAGGGATGTGCCTGGCTTCGGGGAGAAGTAGCATGAGCGTCGAGCAGGAACTGGCCTGGCTGCGCTACACCGTACACCGCCTGCGCGAGCAGGCCAAGGAAGGGATTGGTGGAGCATGAATGACCTCGCCTTTAAGTACCGCGCTGAGATCCTGCGCGCCGTCCTAGGCGGCAGTCCGCACCCGAACCGAGCGCAAAACCTCACGCGCCTGAACCAGATCGCTGAGCACCTGGCTGAGTGCGAGGAAGCGCAGACGATCCTTCGTGCCAAGGGTCACGGCCGCGGCGGCATGTCGTTCGTCGAGATCGCGCGCAGCGTGCCGGAGAACGTCAAGCAGATCCTGCGCGACATCTTCAAGTCCAGGCCGCCTACGGGTCCAGCTGAAATCTCCGAGGCTCACGAGCCATGGAAGGCGAGCTGATGGCAACGGTGACAATCAAGATGCGCACACGCGTTGCTTGGTGGGTTCAGCCATCCCTGGCAGCGGTATTCGTGCTGGCCATGCTGGCAGATCGCTGGATCGACGCCATCGTCGACTGCGGGATCAAGATCGAAACGGACGCGGCGTAATGGTCTGGGGCACGAAGAGTCGCCACGAGCGCGGTTACGACAGCGCCTGGGTCAAGGTCCGCAACCAGGTGATGGCGCGCGACGCCGGCCAGTGTCAGCTGTGCAAGCGAGCAGGCCGGATGACGCTGGCTCGCGCGGTCGACCATATCGTCAGCAAGGCCAAGGCCGCAACGCTGCGCTGGACGCGCGCGCAGATCGATCACCCGTCCAATCTGGAAGCCATCTGCGATCCATGCCACGCGGTCAAGACCGAGGCCGAGCAGGGCAAGGCAAAGCGCGTGAAGCGCGCGCCGGGGCCGGATGGATGGCCGGTTTGATGCATTGAGAGTAACATTTCTCCGATGGAATTTGTTTCTCCTTTGAAATAGTGCCGGGGGGCATCAAATCTTCGGGGCCTTCGCCCAAGGGGACCGCATGCCCCCTCTTTGCGCAGAACCGCGAAATGAAACTTTTTTTCTGGGACTGAAATCATGGCCGGAAGGCGCCCGACACCCAGTGCGCTCAAGCTGGTCACGGGTAATCCGGGCAAGCGGCCACTGAACAAAAAAGAGCCAAAACCGCGCACAAAAGCACCACTTTGCCCCCCGCACCTCGATGCGAAGGGCAAGGCGGTGTGGAAAAAGCTGTGCACGCTGCTGCGGCGAATGGGGGTGATGACCGAGGCCGACGGCCTGGCGCTCGAGCGGCTGTGCGACTGCTACGCCGACATCTTGGCGTGCCGCGAGCTGATTGAACGCGACGGCCGCACGTACACCACCATCGACCAGAACTCCAACACCCTTATCAAGAACAACCCCGCGGTCAACCAGCTGCGCGCCGCCGACGCGCAATTCAAAAGCTACCTGGTGGAATTCGGCCTGACGCCGGCCGCGCGATCGAAAGTGAACGTGGACCTACCGGATGGCGACGAGAAAAAAGACCCGCTCGCCGGATACTTCGGCTGACCCTGTTACTGAATATGCGCAGTCTGTCGTCGACGATGTGCGCATCGCTGGCCCGCACGTGCGCGCCCAGTGCGCGCGCCACCTGGCCGACATCGCGACCGGCGCCGCGCGCGGCCTGGTATGGGATGTCGCCGAAGCGCTGAAGGCCATCGGGTTCTATCGCGACATTCTGAAGCTGAATGGCGGCGACTTCGAAGGCCGGCCATTCGAGCTGCTGCCGTGGCAGAAGTTTGTTGTCGGTAGCATCTTCGGCTGGAAAGGCGCCGATGGATACCGCCGCTTCCGCGTGATTTACGTCGAAACGGCGAAGGGCAGCGGCAAGTCACCGTTGGCCGCCGGCGTTGGCATGAAGGGCTTGGTTGCCGATGGCGAGCCGCGTGCCGAGATCTATTCGGCCGCGACCAAGAAAGACCAGGCGATGATCCTGTTCCGGGACGCGGTCGCCATGTACGACCAGTCGCCAGAGCTAGAGAAGCGCCTGACGAAAAGCGGTACCGGCGAGAAGGCCTGGAACCTAGCATTCCTTCAGACCGGCTCGTTTTTCCGTCCGATCAGTAGTGATGACGGTCAGTCTGGGCCGCGCCCGCACGTCGCACTCGTGGACGAGTACCACGAACACAAGACGGCGACCGTGCTCGAGATGCTACGGGCTGGCACAAAGAGCCGGCGCCAGGCGCTGATCTTTGTGATCACCAACGCTGGCGCGAGCCGCAAGTCACCGTGTTGGAATTCGCACGAATATGCCGCGAAGGTTGCTTCCGGCGAGCTGGTCGACGACGCATTCTTCCCCTACGTTTGCGCGCTTGATGAGGAAGATGATCCATTCGAGAGCGAATACTGCTGGCCGAAGGCCAACCCGAGCCTTCAGGATGCGGACCTACCGGGATACAAATACATCCGAGAGCAGGTAACGGAAGCGAAAGGCATGCCATCGAAGGAGGCGCTCGTTCGCAGGCTGAACTTCTGCCAGTGGACGGATGCCGAGTCGCCCTGGATCAGTCACGAGGTTTGGAAGGGCGCCAAGCTCGATTACGACGTTGAGTCGCTGCGTGGGCGCCGTGCAGTTGCGGCGCTGGACTTGTCGAGTACGACTGACCTTACGGGACTGGTCTTTCTGGTGCAGCCTGTCGAGCCAGGCGAACCGTGGAAGCTGGTGCCTTACGCCTGGCTTCCAGATGCCGACCTCGCTCGCCGCGCGCAACAGGACATGGTCCCTTATGTGGAGTGGAAGGCCGAAGGGCTGCTTGATACCACCCCAGGCCGCGCGATCAGCAAGCGGATCATTCTGCAAAAGCTGTCGGCGATGTGCGATTTCTTCGACCTCACCATATGCGGATACGACCGCTGGCGCATCGAGGACCTGCAGCAGATGGCGTCCGACGACGGCATCAGCCTGCCACCCATGGAAGCGTTCGGTCAGGGCTACAAAGACATGAGCCCAGCCATTGAGCGCTTTGAAACGATGCTGCTGAACGGCGAGCTGGCGCACAACGGGCACAAGGTGCTGACGATGTGTGCCGGTAACGCGGTGACGGTTCAGGATGGAACAGGGAGTCGCAAGCTCGACAAGGAAAAGGCTACCGGCCGCATCGACTTGATCATTGCGGCAGTGATGGCGGCCGGCCTAGTGAGTAAGGTTGCGTCGGAAGCAAAATCCTTCTGGGAATAAGAATGAAAAAACTGATGAATTTCGCCCCCGATGCGCTGATCATCGCCGGCGCTTCGGCATTGTCTTTCGGCGTTGGGCTGCTGCATCCTGCTGCCGGCTGTATTGCCGCTGGCATGCTGATGATGACTGGAGGCGTGCTGGCGAGTGTGAACAGCGCGCGCGCAAAGGTGGAAGACTGATGTCGATCTTCGTCCGAACGGGCGCAGCCAAGCGAAATCAGGCGTTCAAGGAGCCGTTCTGGCAGGAGATGGCGGGATGGCTTTCATCCGCTACAGGCCGTGCGGTGAATGTGCGCACTGCGATCCAGGTTGCTACCGTCTTCTCCTGCTGCCGCGTGATCGGCAATGGTATGGCTCAGGTTCCGTTCAAGCTGATGCAGGAGGTGCGCGGGCGCCGCATGCCGGCGAAGTGGCACAAGCTTTACCGGATGCTGTCGCTCAAGCCGAACGACTGGCAGACCAGCTTCGAATTTCGACAAATGCTGGCCTGGCACATCGAACTGTGTGGCCAGGCATTCGTGTTCAAGAATCTCAGCATAACCGGCAAGATCCTTGAGCTCATCCCGTTCGCGCCCGGTCAAGTGCTGGTGCGCCGCGATACGCAGACGTTGGAAGTCTTCTACGACGTCTACGGTGCCGATGGCACCTTTAAGACATTCACGCGGAAGCACATCTGGCATCTGCGCGGCCCAACTATGGATGGCGTCGAGGGGCTGGAGGTCATCAAGTTGGCGCGGGAGGCGATCGGACTGGCGCTGGCAACCGAGGAAACCGCAGCTCAACTGCACAAGAACGGAATTCGGAACTCAGGCATCTACTCGGTCGAAGGTACGTTGGACAAGGAGCAGCACGAAAAGCTGAGTGCGTGGGTGATCAAGCAATTCGCCGGTGCGCAGAATGCCGGCCGGCCGATGATCCTTGACCGCAACGCAAAATTCCTCAACACGTCCATGAGCAGCGTAGACGCTCAGGCTAATGAGACACGCAAGCTGCAGATCGAGCAGATCTGCTCGTTCTTCGGGGTCTTGCCGATCAAGGTCGGGTTCTCAGATAAAACTGCAACCTTTGCTAGTGCCGAGGAGATGAACCGAGCGCACCGGGAGGATTGCCTTGCGCCGCGATGGGAGGCGTTCGAGCAGTCTGCCGTGATCAACCTGCTGACCGAGGGAGAGATCGAAGAAGGATACTACACGAATTTCACCGAAGAAGGGATGTTGCGCGGATCCGCGAAGGATACGAAGGACATCATCTTGGGCTATGTGAACGGCGGTATTCTGACGCCGAACGAAGGTCGAGGACTGCTCGACCGAAACCCCGACGACGACCCTGCCAGCAACCTCCTGCGCATTCCTGCAAACATCGTCGGCGAGCAGAAGCCCGCCGAGCCCGCACCACCAGCTCCCCAGGAGTAACCCCGTATGCCAAAAACGAATATGCAGCCACTGGCTGCAGGACGAGTGCTGTCCGCTGCCAATGAGCGCGCGCTGCGCGAGGCGCGGGATAGTCTCGATTCCGTCCTCTCGCAACTGGCGCAGGAGGATCCTGCGGACGCCGGCTCTTTCCGCTACGTCAACCGCATGGCGCTGAAGCCTGGCCAGGTCCGGATCAACGCTGCCTCCGGCGACAGTCCTGCCGAGGTCCTGATCTACGGCGACATCGGCGGCGGATGGTACGACGAAGGCATCACCGGTGAGTCGATCTCGAACCAGATCGCCGCTCTGGACGTCGACGAGATCCATGTCCGCATCAACAGCGGCGGCGGCCTGGTGTTCGAAGGGCTGGCTATATACCAGGCGTTCGCCCGGCATGACGCCAAGATCATCGTCCACATCGACAGCATCGCAGCCTCGATCGCGAGCGTCATTGCGATGGCTGGCGACGAGATTCGCATCAGCGAGGGCGCCAATCTGATGATCCACAAGCCGTGGTCCGGCATGTGGGGCGATGCCGACGCGATGCGCAAGGAGGCGGACATCCTCGACCAGCTGCAGGCCGGACTGATCAACATTTACGAGGCGCGCACCGATGCGAAGCGCGCCGACCTGGAGGCCTGGGTCAACGCGGAAACCTGGTTCCTCGGGCAGCAGGCTGTCGATGCCGGCTTCGCCGACGTGCTTGTCGCGGCCAAGAAGAAGAAGGCGGCCAACTCGGCGATGCTGAACCTCTTCAAGAACACCCCCCAGAACCTGCTGGCGTCCGCCGGCGGTCCCGAAATCCGCGAGTTCGAAGTCTTTCTGCGCGATGCAGAGGGCCTATCACACGCGCAAGCAAAGCGCATCGCAGCAGCGATGCCAAAGGCGAATCGCGACGATCCGCCGAAACCGTCAGTACAGCCCCTCCGTGATGGTGGGGACCCTGCGGATGAGCAGCGCTCGGCGGCCCGCCGCCTGGCGCAGGGCATCAAACAACTTACCTCCACCATCAAGGAATGATCATGGCAGACAAAGACGCCGTTCAAGAAGTAATGGAAGCGTTCACCGAGTTCAAGAAAACGAACGACGCGAACCAGACGAAGCGCAGCTCGGACTTGGACGCGAAGCTGGACAAAATCAACGCCGCGCTCGACAAGCACGAAGGCTCGAACCAGCAGCTGATGCTGATCGAGAAGCAGAACAAAGCGATGCAGGACCAGCTGGATGCGATCGAAAAGATCGCGAATCGCGCTGGCCTGGGCGGCGCCACCGATCCGCAGGCAAAAGCGGCGCAGGAATACATGGACGCATTCAACCGCGCGATGCGCCGTGCTGCGGGCGATCGTGATCCTGCGGACGTCAGTCTGCTGCGCGAGCGTTCAGCCGCCCTGGTCAAGAGCGACGACGCCAGTGCTGGCTACCTGCTCGCGCCGCCCGAAATGCAGAAAGAGATCATCAAAAACGTGATCGAACTGACCCCGATCCGCGCTCTGGCGACCGTGCGCACGATCGGTGTCGGCAGCCTGAAGATGCCGAAGAAGACCGGCAACGGCGCCGCATCGCGCGTCGGCGAGACCGCCAAGCGCACCAACACCGGTGACCCGGAATACGGCATGCTGGAGTTCTTCGCGCCGGAGATGTTTGCCCGGATCGAAGTTTCCCAGCAGATGCTTGAAGACGCCGATTACGACCTGTTCGCCGAGCTGCGTGAAGACGCCTCGGAGCAGTTCGCGGTGCGCGAAGGTCAGGAATCGATTAGCGGCACCGGCGGCTCGGCGCAGATGGAAGGCATTCTGACCAATACAGGAGTCGGGTTCACGCTGAGTGGCGATGCTGCAAAGCTCACGGCCGACGGCCTGATCTCGCTGTTCCATGACCTGAAAACGGCGCACGCACGCAACGCCATCTGGGGTCTGAACCGCAACACCTTGGGCCAGGTCCGCAAGCTGAAAGACGCCAGCAACCAATACCTGTGGGCTCCTGGCATTGCGAACGGCGCACCGAACACCATCCTGGGCGGTGCATATGCGGAAATGGCTGACATGCCGAACGTCGCTGCCAACGCTTTCCCGATCGTATTCGCTGACTTCAAGAAGCTGTACGTCATCGTCGACCGCGTGAACGTGTCCCTGCAAGCCGACTACACCACTGGCGCTGATGACGGCCTGGTGGTCTTCCGCGCTCGTCGTCGTGTTGGCGGCGGCGTTCGCCAAGCAGAAGCCGGCCGCAAGCTGAAGATCGCAGCAGCTTAATCCACTCATCCCACGGCGGGCCGTTTATCGGCCTGCCCATTTATGGAGTAGCGATGAAGCTCAAGACGATTCTGCCCTTCGACTGGGCACATGCTGGCGTGAAGGTAGAGCACTTCCCGGTCGGCGCCGAGATCGAGACCGAAGACGAAGACCTGATCAGGGTGTCGATGACCGAGGGTTGGACAGTGGAAGCCGGGGCGGTACTGCCGGCAGCGACTTCGGCCGAACCGGTTGAAGAAACTCCAGCCGATCCGGTGCTGGACGTTGAGCCCCCAGACACGGCCGAAACTCCCGCTGCGCCAAAACGCGGCCGCGCGAAGCAATAACCACCTGGGCCGACCGCCATGACCCACTTGCATATGGCCACCGAGGTCGCCGTCATCCGACTATACGACGCGCCGGGCGGCTACGAGGCCCGGAGGCCATATAGGGCAATCCTGAGGGTCACGTTCCTGTCGGAACAGGTCGCCTACCTGCATAGCGCAGTCGGCCAGATCGATCGAGCCGCCCATGCGGCGGCCATGGCCATGCTGCGCGAGCGCGGTGTCACCACGGTGCAGTACGAGCGCCGCGGGCAAATGAAAACCATCGAGCTGTAGCGCGCGCGGTACAGGCGCACCGCCAAACTGCTCTGCCATTAAAGAGAGAATCCGCGATGCCAATCACGTCGTTCGAAATCAAACAGATGCGCTCGTCGGCGACCGGTTCGCTCGGCGGCGCAATCTCGACTACCGAAGCGGGGGCGGACCTTTTCGATACCGTCAGCGCGAACGAGGCCGCAGCAGGCCGCGTGGAGTACCGCTGCGTCTATGTCAAGAATGCCGACCCTTCGCTGCCGCTTGACGGCGCGGTCGTCGTCGTCCAAAGCGACACGCCGAGCAGCCAAACTGCGCTCGCGGTCGGGGTCGGAACGAGCGCCGCCAATGGCGTTGAACAGACTATCGCCGCCGAAACCACCGCGCCGGTAGGGGTCACGTTTGGCACGTCGGCCACGCTGGGCACCATCGCGGCTGGCGGGCATCGCGCCTATTGGGAGCGCCGCACCGTGAACGCCGCCGCCTCGGCTAACCCGAGCGACGCGGCCACGATCCGCGTAAGCGGGAGCTACACCGAATGACGGTCAAATTTAACCGTCTCGGCACTCGGACGTCGCTTGTCCTGAGCGATCCGACCGCGGGCTCGTTGCCCAACGGCGATTGGGCGCTGGGCGCGGTTGTCGTCTTCGACGGCACCACGTCCGGCACCGGCGAACCGCAATGGGTCATGTGTACGGACCCGGCCACCACATCGAGCAACAATATGACCCTGCTGTGGGGTCAACTTGACGCGGGCATCACGGCCGGCCGCTTCTACCTCAACTACGACGCGTCGACAGCTACCCGCGGCGTGAACGGCGGCGACCCGATCGAGCCAGGCAAAGCGTACTTGGTCGTGGTGCAGCGTTCGGCCAACGCGCTGACGACCAAAATTTGCCCGGTCTTGAAATTCAATCCGGCCGACGGCGCCTCTGTCATTACCGGCACCGGCTCAACGAGTGTAAGTTCGATCACGAAGGCGTTGCCGAGTGCGGGCCTGATGACCATCGGCGACCGTACGTCGTTAAGCCGGCGCTTCGATCATTCGATGTGCCGCGCGTTCCGGATTGACCAAGCGCTGACCGACCATCAGATCGCACAGCTGGCCTACGGCAAAGAAATCACTGCGTTCGGCCGGCCAGTATGGTATCTGCCGATGAACACGCCGGACGACGCTGTCGACGTCGGCACGCAGGGTAACACGGTCACGAAAAACGGCCCGCTGGCTACCGGCACCGATCCGGGTTTCGGTTTCGTTTCGGTCCCGACCGCGCCTGTAATTCAAGCCGCGCCAGTCATCATTGGCGGCGTGCAAACGGGCGTTGCGTCCAGCTATGCGCAGGGCGAAGTCGTCGGTAATCCTATTCCGACCATCACTCAGCAATGGCAAATTTCGACCAACGGCTCGACCTGGTCCGACATTGCTGGCGCTACTGGCGCCACCTACACGCCGCAAGCTGCCGACGGCGGCAAGCAACTGCGTGTGCGGCAAACCGCCACCAACTCGCAGGGTACGGCAAGCCTCGCCAGTGCGTCGGCCGTTATTAGCACTGTCGCGGTTGGGTTCGGCATCAACGAGCTGACTGCAGAGCGCATTTACCAGCGCGTATCTGGCACCGCCCCCGTGGCCATCAGCGGGACGTTTTCGGGCGAAGCCCCCACCTCGATCGAATACCAGCTGTACGCGCCGGACGGTGTCACGATCGTAAAGCCATGGGTTGCCATTGCCCCTACGATTGGCGCCAACACCTGGACCGCAACGCCAGCCATGCCCGAGCCGGGCAACGGCCTGAAATACCGCATCCAGGCGCGCGCCAAGAATGCGGCCGGCGTCGTAACGGTGACTACTGCCGTTAAGACCAATCGCTTCGGCGTGGGCGACGTCATCGTGGTCATCGGGTCGTCGTCGGCCGCCGGCTGGTTCGGCTCGGGCTCGGGCGCCAATATCGTCCCTGACAACAATTCAACGAGCGAATTGAACGATCCGCACGACCCTGCGCACAATTGGGGGTTGTTCTCGCACTATGGCCGGGCCAGCTCAATGGCGGCCTATATTGCGCAATCGACGGGCGTACCAGTAGCGCTGGCGTCACTTGCGCTCGGCGGCAGCAATCTATCGCAATGGGCGGATACGTCGAGCCTGGGCGGTCGTATTGTGCGTGCCATCGAGAATATCGGCGGCAAGATCGGCGGCATGTTTTCCACCGCTGGGTCGAACGACATCACCAGCGCATCGGCTGCGCCGAGCGTGCAGGCTCACCTCGACAAGATGCTGGCCACGGCGGCAATCGCGCGCACGGCCAGCGGTCAGCCCAATCTCGGCATTTTGTGGTCGGGCATCAACCGGCGCACGAACGCGAACGACGGCCCGGCTAACAATGCCAGGATGGCCGAGGTTGCGTTCGGCGGGACCGATTACCCGAATAACTATCACGTTCAATCGCTCGATTTTGAACTGAGCGAAGACGGCACGCACTTGACCGGCGCGGGCTACCGCGGCTGCTGCGAGCGCATTCAGTTCGTGTGGGCCGAGGGTCGCAAGGGCATCAAAATGCGCGGCCCCGAGATCAACAAGATCGCCGTCAATGGAACGGAAGTTGTCGTTTCGGTCACGCATTGGGGCGCGAACAACATCACCCCGGCAACTGGCGGCACCGGCTTTACCGCGTACGACCTGGCGGGCAACCCGCTCACGATCAGCAACTCCCGTCGACTGTCGGGCAATCAGATCGGCTTTACAACCAGCAGCGTGGCCGCCACGGTGCGCTACCTCGAGGGGCAGGGGCCGGAAGTCGGCACGCCGTACTACAACGACGCACCGTTCCCGCTGCCGATGCTGACGTCGATTTACCAGCCCGTCGTAGCAGGTACGGCGCCGGTTCCAGTCGCGGTGTCGGCGGACTTTTCGCGCGTGTGGGCGATTCAAGGTTCAACGGGCCCGGTGACGTCGCAAGTTTTTGTGGACTTCGTGCGCACTTGGGTGGTGCTTGCCCAAGGGCCTGCCGTGAGTCAGGTGTCTCGAGACTTCGCACGTTCCTGGGCAATCCTGGCCGAACCGCCGACGCCAGGTCAGCAGAACGCTTCACAGGTCTCGGAACGCAGGAAGGTGGTATTTCCCGGCGGGACCAGGGTCGTAGCGTTCGGCGGGCCGGTGTCAGCCTACCCTGGCGGACCCTACCAAGTGAGCGGCCGATGGACCATCGACAAGCATCCACTGGACGAGTTCTATTGCGTTGCAGATATCAGCTTTGACTTGACGGAGAGCGTGTCGACCGCCGCATCCGTCATTGCAATCACAGGCGGCGTGACTCTTCTCGAGGCGCCTGTAGTGCAGGGTGCGCTAGTGCCAGTGAAAATTGGTGGGCTTGACGAAGTGCCCGGCGCCCTGAACTTCTGCACTCTGCGTATCACGCTCGCAAATGGAGAGCAGCTCGATCGGACGATCTGGTTTGCGAAAAGCCAGGGCGTGTGGCGGGTCGACAAGGACCCGGATGACCGACGGTACTTTGTGGCAGACGTTACGCACATCTTGGCCGACAGCAACACGGAAATAGCCGCTGCGCTGAAGGCTATGCCAGTGGGCGTCACGGTAATTGAGGAGCCGGTCGCGCAGGGCAGCTTGTTGATGGTGAAGCTAGGTGGGATGGACGTCTCAGCCGACCCACTTAATCACTGCACCCTACCGTTTCTTTGCGCAAACGGCGAGAAGTTCTTCCGTGCCATTCATTTCAACAGGGTGGATAACTGATGATCGACGCATCGAAACTGCCGCGCGTGCCGAACGCTGAGCTGCAGAAGCAGCAGCAGGAGCCCGCCTACGTGCGCGCGCCAAAGGCATCCGGCGCACCGGCGGACACCAGCCGGCCGCCAGCAATACAGGGAACGACCCGATGACCAAACGACAGATCATTCCGCCGGTCGCGATGGCGGTGTCCATCGACGCGGCCCGCCGCGCCGCGCGCGCCAGCGGCACAGCCCTGGACGCCGAGCTCGAGGACAAGGTCCGCGGCATCACCGAGGAGGTGGAGCACAAGATCGGCCGCGCGCTGATCACCCAGACCTGGGAGGTGGCGCTCGACTATTTCCCGGTGTCGGGCTCGATTAAGTTGCCAATGGCGCCGCTGGCCAGCGTCGACCACGTGAAGTTCTTCGACGTCGACGGTGTGCAGCGCACTTTGGATCCACAAGACTACCTTGCGGACACGAAGAGCGCTCCCGGCTGGATCGTGCGGGCGCCCGGCTGTGGGTGGCCATCGACGCAGGGCCGCATCCATGCGGTCGGGGTGCAGTACGTTTGCGGCTACGGGCTGACCGAGGCCGGTGTGCCGCCCGCGATCAAGGAATACATCTTGGGCATGCTCGAGCACCACTATTACCCGAACCCGAACGCCCACCACTTGGCGCGGCGGCTCGACCGCTTCATGGTGTACGGATGACGGCGCCGTTTCGACTCGACGAGCAGGTGACGATCGAGCAGCGGGTCGTCGGCCAAGATCCGGATTACGGCACCCCGATCGAAAGCTGGGAAGTCGTCGCTGCCGAGATCTGGTGCAATGCCCAGGACCAGCTGCCAAGCCGCGGTGAGTTCGTGAGCAACGGTTTGGCGACATCAGTGACACGGACGCGCCTGCGGATCCAGAACGACGACCGGATCACGACCGCCATGCGGGTCACGCTGCACGGCAAACGCGATCGGATCATGCAGATCATCGCTGGGCCGGCGCTGCTGGACGACCGGCGACACATCGAATTTATGCTGGAGGGCTTCAAAAATGGCTGACCAAACAATCGTGGGCGGGCGCGCGCTCGACGCCATGCTGCAATCCCTTCCCGTGAAGGTGGAACGAAATATTCTCCGCGCGGCACTGCGCGCCGGCGCCGCCGTCTTCCGCGAGGAGGCGAAAGCGAAGGCACCGGTCGATTCGGGTGCGCTGCGCCGGAGCATCAAGGTCTCGACGAACTCCAAGAAGGGGCGCGTCACCGCGAAGCTCAAGGTTGGCGGCAAGCTCGCGCCGCACGCGCATTTGGTCGAGTTCGGCACCAAGCCGCACCAGCTCAAAGCAAAGAAGGGCGGCGGGATCACTGTCGGTGGAGGTGTTGTCTTCTCGGTCGACCACCCGGGCGCGAAGCCGCACCCGTTCATGCGGCCTGCGTTCGATGCCAAACCACCAGCGGCGATCCAAGCGGTCGGCCAGAAGCTTCGCGAACGGCTCACTAAAGAGGGTCTCAACGTCCCGGCACCGGAGGCAGAATGAAAATCCGCATGACGCAAACCGTGCAGGGATCGCTCGACGGCGAGACCGTGCGCGAACTGGTCGAAGGCAGCGAATACGAGACGGTCGATTCGCCGCGTGGCGAGCGCCTGGCCCGGCACCACATAAAGCAGCGTGTCGCGGTAGCCGTAGTTGTAGCTGCGGTCACGCCTGAGCCTGAGTCGGCGGACGCCGAAGCCGGCGAGTTGCCTGAGCCAATTCCCCTGAAGTCCAGGCGGCGCAAATGAGCGCGGTCATGATCATGCGCGCGCTGCTGGTTGGCCACGCGCCCCTGGTCGCGCTCGTGCCGCCGGTGCGCATTGTCGCAGGCGACGTGCCGGATGGCGACCTGCCGGCGATCGGCATCCGCGAAATTAGCGCTGTCGAGAAAGACACGGTGGCGCGCGCCGGCAACACGTTGATCACGTCGCGCGTCCAGGTGACGGTATATGCCGCGTCCTACCCGCAGCAGAAGGCCATCTTAAAGGCGGCCAAGCTAGGCAACGGCGTGTTCACCGGCCAGGTCGCAGGCTTCGCCGTGCGTAGCGTCCTACGAGACATGATCGGCCCCGACATGGGCAACCCAGCAATCCCGACGTTCGAACAGTCGCGCGACTTTAAGGTGACGTTCATCGAGCCGTAGCAACAGCAGATCCAGTCACGCCGGCCCAGCCGGCTTTTTTTACATCCTGATTTTGCAGCCCGCCCGTATCGCATCCAGCGAGCGGGCTTTTTTCATAGGAGTTTTACCATGGCAGAAAAAGGTTTCGATACCGTCGCCGGCAGTAAGTTGTACATCTCGACCGCGGCGCCGACTGTCACCGAGGGCGCCGGCGCTCCAGCCGCATTCGCGCTGCTCACCTGGGTCGAGGTTGGCCAGCTGACCTCTATCGGCAGCGTCGTCGGCCGGGAATATGCAACGTCTTCGAGCACGACCATCGGGGACGCGCAGACACGCGAAAAGAAGGGCTCGTTCAAGTTGCCCAACGCCGAATTCGAGTGTGAATGGGCCGAAGACGATGCCGGCCAGATCCTGATCGCGGCAGCATCCAAGAATTACTCGAGTCCCTCGTTCAAGCTGATCAAGCAGGACACCGAGACCACCCGCTACTTCACCGCCCAAGTTTCGAAGTTCGTCGAGAACAACGGCACCTCCGACGATGCTGTCAAAGGCCAGTTCACGCTGCTGCGCCAGACCGACACCGTCACCGCGTAATCATCACGGCCACCTGGCCATCACCTGGCACCGACCGGCCGCCGTCTTCCTTTCGCGGGGAGCGGCGGCAGGCACGGGCATTCATTTCTACCGCGAAAAAAGGAATCATCATGGAATACCAAAACACCGCAGCTGCTACCGCTTTCAACCTAGCCGATTTCGAGGCGTCGGATACCGCGTGGCTGGAACTGGAAAACATCAAGGGCGACGGCCCGCTGCTCGTCGGCGGCCTGCCGGTACGTGTCGAAATTCGCAGCCCCGGCACCAAGGAAGCATCGAGCGCCCAGCACAAGCTGGAGACCGCGGCTACGACCCGCACCTACGCGGCCATGCGCGGCAAGGCCAGCAAGGAAACGGTCGAAAGCAAGCGCGCCGAGCGCGTCGAAAAGCTGCTGGCCGTGACGGTTCGCTTCGAGAACTTCCCGGCATCGCCGCAGGAAGTGTTCAGCAATCCGAAGCTCGGCTATATCACCGACCAGGTGGCCGCCTTCCACGGTGACTGGGGAAATTTCTAACCCTGGCGGGCGATGATCTGAGCCTCTACGTCCGGCACAGCGCGTGGCTCGGCGCCGCGCCGGACAAGCCGGAATCCGACAAGTCGAAGGCGCCTTCGAAGACGAGGGTGCAGCGCTTGAAAGACGCCGCCCGGGACGAGGACTTCGAACCGGACATGCCGGACCCCGGCGCCGCTCAGTACCTGCTCGCGCATCTGTGGCAGGTTGGCCCCACGCTGGGCGACGCGGCGATCGACAACACTGAGCTGCGGAACTACCAGGAGAACGAAGGCATCCGCTTATCGCCTTGGGAGTGCAAGACGCTGCGCAGGCTGTCGATCGAGTACTTGAACGAGTCGTTCAAGGCGACGAAGCCGGATTGCCCGCCGCCGTTCACGGAATCGACCGACGCCGCAAGGCTCAAGCAGGCCGAAATGGACCGCGCACTGAGCGTGTTCTTCAGCTAAACCCTGCCCGGCATTGCTGGGCATTCTCTTTTTAGGTGTCGCATGATCGTTGGCAATCTCGAGATCCGTCTGATGGCCGATATTGCGCGCCTGCAGCGTGACATGACCGCAGCGCGCCAGAGCGTAAGTAATGCGACGGCTGGCATGGAGCGCGCTGCCAACGCAGCGAAAGCGGCCATTGCGTCGATTGCCGCAGGTGTTGGCGTGCAGCAGTTGGCCACTATGGTCGATCAATACGTCAAATTTACCTCTCAACTAAAGCTCGCCACTCAGTCTCAGCGCGAATACAACACGGCGTACGCGGACGTGAAGCGAATCGCCGCGGGCTCGACGCAGGGCTTGCAGGAAACAGGTGTCCTCTACGCCCGGATTGCGAATGGTACGCGGGAGCTGGGCGTGTCGCAGAAGCAACTTAGCAATATCGTCGAGACAGTCAACCTGTCTCTCTTGGTATCCGGTGCTACTGCTAGTGAAGCTGCTTCCGCGCAGCTGCAGTTGTCGCAGGCGTTCGCATCAGGCACCTTGCGCGGCGAGGAATTCAACTCGGTGAACGAGGCGGCTCCCAGGCTCATGAAAGCGCTGGCTGATGGCATCGGCGTGCCTGTTGGCGCTCTCAAGAAAATGGCCGAGGAAGGCCTAATCACTTCAGAGATCATGGCCAATGTTCTGCCGAAAGCGCTGGCTTCCCTGCGTGAAGAAGCGAAGAATATTCAGACCATCTCCGGCTCATTCGTACTGCTCAAAAACAACACTATCGAGTTCGTCGGTTCGACCGCGCAAGCGTCGGGCGCGGTGTCGGCCATCGCCGGGCTGATGACAGGATTGGCGAACAATCTGCATATCGTCGCCGGCGCGCTACTGACGGTGGTGGCCGTCAAGGCGGTCAACTTCCTGGACTCATTAGTCACCAGAACGGTAGCCTCGGTACGGGCAAATAACGCGTTGATCGCGTCGAACGTGGCAGCCGCACAGGCAAATGCGACGGCCACCGCCCAAGCATCCCTTCTGGCTAACGCGCGTCTGGCTGAGATCCGCGCAGCCACTGTGGGTGCTGCCAGCAATATTCGTCTCGCCTTGACAATGAATGGGCTTGTGCCCGCGCAGCGCGCTGCAGCGGCCGCAGCAGCCACGCACAGCGCAGCGATGTTTGGCCTGGTCACTGCGCAGAGTGCAGCGGCGGCAAGCACGCGCGCGCTGAACGCGCTCCTAGCGCTGACCGGCGGGCCATTCGGCTTGATCATCACTGCACTTGGCATCGCGGCCACGGCTTGGGGCGCCTACGAGTACTCCCAGACCAAGGCGAACGAAAAAGCAGCATCGGACACCAAGGCCAGTGCCGGCGAAATCACCGAGAGCCTGTCGAAGGTGAACGCGATGCTTCGCGAGCGGATCGCGTTGCAGAATGCAGGAGCGAGCGGCGCCGTTACAGGCGAAGGGACCGGCTCCGAGGAGTTGCGGGAAACCCTGCGTGAAATCAACGCTCTAAAACAGCGTGGCGGGCAACTCGACGCGTCGGATCAGATCCGGCTCATCTCGCTGCAGGGAATCTACAGCGCCTTGAACAAAGAAATTCTGGACAACGCCGATCTCAAGCGTGAAAGCGAAGCAAACGGCCAGATCGCGAAAGACGTTGTAGCAGTCCGCGAGCGTCTGAACGGTGTCAACCAGCAGTACATCAAAGACCTTGGCGTGTTGAAATCTGCGCTTGATAAAGGCGCCGTCAGCCAGGATGAATATACCGAACTTGTCTCGAAGCTCGCAAGCGAGACGTACAAGGCGTCGGATGCGTATAAGGAGTCCGAGGCTAGAGCGAAGAAGCACGCCGACGCTCAGAAGAATGCCTACGAGTCGGCCACCAAAGCGGCAGGCGAGTTCATTGCTGGCCTTAAGCACGAGCGCGAAGAACTCGGTCTGGGTGGTGATCAGCTGAGAATGCTAAACGCGGCGCGTGCAGCCGCTCTGGCTCCAACAGCCTCACTGAGGCTTGAAATCATGGAAAGCGCCCTGGCGCTGACGCTGGAGAAGGAGGCAGTCGACGCGTCTACGCTGTCACGCGAGCAGTACGACAGCGCAATCAAGGCGCAGGCTGAAGCGCGAGCGCAGGAGCAGTCCAGCCTGCAGGGCAGCATCGACCAGATGCAGCAGGAGATCGACACTTACGGCATGGGCGCCGCCGCCATCACGCGCTACAACCTGGCCAAACTCGAGGCGCGCCGAGCCGACCTGATCGCGGCCAACAACTACGGCACTGAAATGCTGGCCGTGATGGATTCGATCGACAAGCTCACGCAGCTGGAAGGGCTGCAGAATGTGCGTGATGACCTCGACAGCCTGTTCGAAACGGGCCGCGTCGAAACGTTCGGCCAGGCGCTGCGCTCCGCGTTCGGCAACGCCGGTAGCGCCCTGGGCGAGCTCACCGGCGCGTTCCAAGACTACAGCGACAGGCAGGCCGCGGCGGGGATGGCCCGGGCCAAGGTGCGTCTGAAGTACGGTGATGATGAGAAGCGCCTTGCACGCGAGGTCGGCAAGATCAACGCAGTTGAGGAGCGTGAGCGCGTGTCGGCATACGCGGACATGGCTGGTGCTGCAAAAGGGTTCTTCAAGGAGAATTCCACCGGCTACCGGGTGATGGAGGCGGCCGAGCGCACTTATCGCGCGATCGAGCTGGCCAATCAGATGCAGTCGCTGTACACGCACCTCTTCGTGACCACTACCAAGGCCACCGCCACGGCGACCGGCCAGGGCGTGGAAACCGCCGCTGTTATGGCCGGCGAGGCCGCGCGCAACACCGCCAAGGTTCCTGGTGTGTTCATGGCGTTCATGAGCGCACTGGGCCCGTGGGGCATGGCAGCGGCGGCCGTTGCTATTGCCGCGGTTCTGGGCGGCGCTTTCGGCGGCGGTGGTGGATCGGTCAGCCTGACGCAGCAGCGGCAGGAGAGGCAGGGCACCGGCACGGTGCTGGGCTCGGACGCCAAGTCGGAATCGATCGCGCGTTCACTCGATGGCATCGAGGGTGCCACGCTCCAGGGCCTGGGCATCAGCAACGGCATGCTGACCTCGCTGCGCAACATCGAGGCCGGCATTGGGCAGTTCGCCTCGCTGCTGGTGCGCACCACCGGCGTGACCGGCGACTTCGGCAAGGACATGGGCACGAACGTGTTCGACTCGAAAGAGATCGGGATCGGCGGCGCGGCCGGCGGAGCGGTGCTGGGCGCGATGGGCGGCGCGTATGTTGGTATGGGTGCCAGCCAGATCGGGCTCATGCTGGGCGGCCCGGTCGGCATGGCTATCGGCGCGGTATTGGGCGCCGTGCTTGGAAAACAGATCGGCAAAGTCATGACCAGTGTCTTCGGTGGCAAGAAAACCGTCGAAGACACCGGTTTCGCCATCGACCCCATTTCCTTCCAGGGCATCCAGAACGGCGCTCTCAGTTCAATGCAGTATGCCGACATCAAGACGTCGGGCGGCTGGTTCGGCAAGAACAAGACCAAGCCTGCGCTCGAGGGCCTGGGCCTGGAGGGTAACCGCCAGATCGCCAGTGTCCTGATGTCGCTGTACGACACCGTGCTGGAAGCCGGCACGATGCTCGACATCGGCGCCGACGGGTTTGCCGCGCAGCTCAATAGCTTCGTGGTCGACATCGGTAAGGTCAGCCTGAAAGGGCTGTCCGACGACGAGATCCAGAAGGAGCTGTCGGCGGTGTTCTCGAAGGTCGGCGACGACCTGGCCAAGTTCGGCGTGGGTGGTCTGGAGCAGTTCCAGGCGGTGGGCGAAGGCTACCTCGAGACCCTGACCCGGGTGGCCACCAACTACCAGGCTGTGACGGTGGTTACGGATTCGATGGGGATGACGTTCGGCGCCATGGGCCTGGCATCGGTCGGCGCGCGTGAGCGGCTGATCGACCTGGTCGGTGGCCTGGACGAATTCACCTCGAGCGCTGACCAGTTCCTGAGCGACTTCTACACCGACCAGGAGCGGGCCAACTCGCTGCGTGCGCGCATCACGCCGACGCTCGACCAGTTCGGCATCAAGACCGGCGCCGACGACTCGCTGCAGCAGTTCCGCAGCGTGGTCACCGGCCTGGACTTGACCACCGAGGCCGGCGCGCGTGCTTATGCCACGCTGATGCAGATTGCGCCGGCGTTCAAGCAGATCGCCGACGTCGATGCGGCGCGGTTGGAAGCGCGGCGCGATCTGGAAATCGAGGTTATGGAGCTGCTGGGCAATAAGTCCGGCGCTCTGGCCGCAAGCCGGGCGGCTGAGTTGGCCGGTCTGGACGCTTCGCTGCGCCCATTGCAAGAGCGGGTCTACGCCCTGCAGGATGAAGCGGCGGCGCTGGACACGGCGAACTCGCTGCTGTCGCTCCAGGCTCAGATTTACGAGCTGAACGGCGACAAGGCCGGCGCGGCCGCGGTGCTGGCGCAGCAGCAGGCCATCGCCCTGGCGGCGCTAGACCCGGCGCTGCGCGGCGCCACGCTGCAACTGTGGGGCTTGCAGGCCGCCGCCAAGGCGACCGAACAAGTGAAAACGGATGCGGCCGCGCTGATGGGTGGCGTGGATGGTGCGTTCTCGGTGCTGCAAAAGGTAGTCGAGCGGCAGAAAAAGGCGCTGCAGGAGGAAATCAACGTCCGGACGAAATCAATCCAGACGATCGAAGCGCTGTCGCAATCGCTGCGGTCGACCCTGGATGGCATGACGGTACAGGGCCGCGAGGCCGAGGACCGCCAGGCCGCGCAGGCGCAGATCGAAGCGGCGCTGGCCATCGCGAAAGCGAGCGGCAAACTGCCGAATGCTGACGACCTGAAGAACGCATTGTCAGTGGTCAGTAAGGATGCCTCGAGCCAGTTTGCAACGCAGACCGACTACCTGCGCGATTTCTACGCCACCCGGATCGGCATCGAAGATCTGGCGGGTCTGACCGACGATGCGCTGTCGGTGGAAGAGCGCAGCCTCAAACAGTTGGAGGGCCAGGTCAAGCAGTTCGACGTGATGCTCGAGCGCGAGCAGGAGCAGATCGACGTCCTGAAAGGGATTTCTATTACCGGCTTGTCGATCGAGCAGACACTCGAGGCAGTGCGCAGCGCGGTGCTGGCCGCAGGTGTAAACCCGGTCAACTCGGCCGGCTCGGCAATCAGCGACGCATACAAGTCGGCGCTGGGCCGGGCGCCGGATGCAGCCGGGCTCGACTTCTGGAAGGACAAGGCGGCATCGGGCATTTCACTCGACACCATCGTGGGCGCTATCAAAGGCTCACCTGAGGCGCAGCTGCAGAAGCTATACAAGGACGTGCTCGGGCGCCCAGCTGACGCTGGCGGCCTGCAGTTCTGGCTCGACAAAGTCAGCAGCGGCATGTCACTTGGGACCATTCGAGAGGCAATGCTCGCGAGCGACGAGGCGAAAAAGAAACTGCGTGGCTTCGCGGTGGGTACGAATTACCTGCCGGCGACGATGCCGATCTTGGCGCACGAGGGCGAGCGCATTATCCCTGCGGCTGACAACCGCGAGCTGATGCGCCGCCTGACCAGTCCGTTCGAGAACCATCAGGTTCTGGTCGCAGCGGTTGAGCGGCTTACTCGCGAGGTCGAGAGCATGCGAGCAGAGATGTTTACGGCCATGTACCAAACGGCCAAGAACACCGGCCGAAGCGCCAATAGCCTTGAGCACATCGACCGCGTCGGCGTCGAAATTCGAGATGAGGAGAATGCATGAAACTGATCGCTCCAATCGCGATCACCGACTCCGTATTGGTGGCGTCGACGCTGTCGGAAAGTGACAGCGTCGACGCACCCCTCTGGAGTCCTGGGGCGAAAACAAAGGGCCAGCGCGTACGCCGGCCTGATCATCGGGTGTACGAATGCGTTGCCCCGCACACTGCGGCTGATGTTGCGGCGGACTACCCAGAGAACAACCTGGCGGGCACTTCGGCGAAGTGGATTCTAGTCCGACCTACTAATCTTTACGCAGCGTTCGACTCTGTAATGAGCACGGCCAGCGTGGGAGACGGTGAGGTCTTGTCTTGGACCTTGACGCCGGTGGTGCGTGTCGACTCGGTCGTGCTCTTCGGTGTGCGCGCCGCCAGCGTTCGTGTTCGCGTGACAGTTGGCGGGGTCGTGAAGTACGACAAGACACAGGGTCTTCGCCTGCGAAACTGCAGAAGCTGGAGCGAATGGTTCACGAAGCCTCGATCGTTTCGCAGGGACGTTTCTTTCACTGACCTGCCGATGTACCGGAATGCCGTCATCGAAATCATCGTGTCCTGGCAGGGGAGGCAACCAGAGGTCGGTGAAGTACAGCTCGGGCGATTCGATTATCTGGGCCAAGTCCAGTGGGAGCCGAGCGTGCGGACTGTCGACTATTCAAAAGTCGAGACGGATGTTTGGGGAAATACAAGGTTCACTCCTCGGCGCGCGGTCCGTGTCGTCGAGTTCGATCTGTTCATCGCGAATGAAAGTGTCGATGAGGTGCTGCGCTTGCTGACCTTGGCAAAGTCTGCTCCTCGCGCATGGCTTGGAACGCCGCTATTCGGCTTGCTGAACCTATTCGGCTTTGTTCAGGATTTCCAGATCGTCATAAGGGGCCCAGAAGGCTCGTTCCTCAACCTTCAGATTCAGGAGTTGACCTGATGGTCTCACAAATTACCGTTAAATTGCCGCAGCTTGGCAGCGCACCCGACCCGGATAGTCCGGAGACCTTCGACGATCTGGCAGACGATTTGGTCCGCAAGCTGCCACCGCTGCAGGAGTCAATTGATCTGTTTGGCGAGCAGGCAAATGCCCTGGCCGCAGATGTCAACGACAAGGCTCTCGCAGCCGCGAACTCAGCGTCTGCTGCTGAACAGGCCGCCTTGACCGCTGGCGCCGTGACCTGGACGGCCGGTACGTATGCGCTCAATACCGCACGCGTCAGTCCGTCGAATCAGCTCACCTATCGAAAACGAACCGCCACCAGCGCGACCACGATCGACCCAGCCAATGATCCGACCAACTGGAAGAACATCAGTAACGTTGGACCCGTGGCGGCCACGCTCGCCGACAACGCTACCGCCATTCAGTGGGACGCCGGTGCGGTGCAGATCGCGACCATCATCCTAGGGGGCAATCGCACCCTGGCCGCGCCGACCAACATGCAGGCCGGTGTATATGTCCTGCACGTCAAGCAGAACGCCACCGGCAACTTCAATCTCACTTTCAATGCGGCCTTTGTCTTCATTGAGGACGTGCCGCCTGAGATTGCCAAGGCAGCCAACCGACGCACCGTGTTCTCGTTTATCTGTGACGGGACGAACCTGTACGGATCTTACCTGCCGGGGTTCACGAAATGACGATGATGGCGCCCGTGCTGGCGCGCACCGTGATCCTCAAGCCCGGCACGGTTGCGAACTACAACATGCGCACTGCAGCCGGCAATATCGTCGGCCCGGCAGTCGTCATCTGTCTGGCAGAAGGGGCTATTACGTCGAGCAGCACCTCAACGCCTGCGTTCGATACCGGCACGGGGTGGAGCGCGGGGTCGGTACTGATGCTGATCAACCGCGGCAGCATCACCGGCCGCCAAGGCCCGACCGGCACGCACGGCAGCGGTTCGCGTGGCCGGGCCGGCGCCAGCGGACCGGGCGGGAACGGCCGATCGGGTGCAAGCGGAACGGCCGGCGGTGCGGGTGGTTCGGGTAGCGACGGTAGTGCATCGAGCGGCCAAGCTGGCGGCACCGGTGGTGCTGCGCTCAAGGCATCGAGCCCCGTAACGGTCACGAATGACGGCAGTATTACTGGCGGCCCCGGAGGCCCCGGCGGCATCGGAGGCACAGGTAACGGCGGTAGCGGCGGTGGTGGCGGCGGCGGCGGCGGTGGCGGCAACCGCGCCGTCAATAACTCAAACGGCAACGAGGTGCTGGGCACCGGTGGCAACGGTGGGCGCGGGGCCGGCGACGGTGTAGCCGCAGGCGCTGGCTCAGGGAGCGGCGGGGCCGGAACATTCGGCGGAGACGGTGGGGGGCTGCAGATCAACGGCGGCCGCGGTCAATCAGCGGCAAGCAGTTCGGGCGGCACCTACACCTACACCGGATATGCCGGCGGGGCGGGCGGCGTACGTGGCTCCGGCGGCGCGTCCGATTACGGTAGCGATGGCGCTACAGGGCCACGCGGGGCGGCCATTCAAGGAGCTAGCCTGGTCCAATTCGCCAAAGTTGGAACTATTACAGGGTCACAAGTATGACAATCAAATTTCGTATCGTCGACGTCAACCATAAGGAGCGGCAGCTCATCGTCCGCTTCTTCAGCGACTTATTGCCGGAATCAGAGCTCGTGGCCGAGTATGCTGCAGATGGTCGCACGCCGGTCGCTTATCGCACAGATTATGCAATCACTGTGCCGATTCCGGCGCCCGAAGGCGATGAGTTGGCGGCTTTCATCATGCAATACTGTCCGGTCGATTGGTTCGACCTCAAGCATGCAGTGCTGGATCCGTCGATACCAACACCAATGCCCATTGTAGCGATCGGTCAGGTAGTTAATGGATCACCACGGCAGCCGCCGCCTACGCTGGGCGAGCTGAAGGCAGCGAAGAACGAGGAGATCAATGCGTGGCGCGCGGCCGCAAACCTTTCGACTTTCCATTTCGAGGGCAAGCACTTTTCCTGCGACACGCTTTCGCGCTCCGATATCGATGCCGTGGCTAACCATATCGCGCTGTTCGGGACATACCCGGAGGGCTTTCCAGGCGGCTGGAAGACGGTCGACAACTCGATCTTTCCGCTTCCAGACATCGAGGCATTTCGCGACCTGTTCGCCAGTATGACGGCCCAGGGCACAGAGAATTTCAACCACTCCCAGCGGCTCAAGGAGCAGCTCGAGTCCGCCGAGACACCCGATGCTATTGCCGAGATCCAGTGGTAACAGGATGCCGGCGAAGGTTTTGCGGCCATCACTTCAGCCCGCTTCGGCGGGTTTTTTTACGCCCGTTGAAAGGCTCGAATGAGCAAGATCACTCCGCCTGAAGTCGGCAGTTACGCCGGCGGCGCCGTCGCGATCGGCACGTCGCTCACGCTGACCCAGGTCGGCATCATCGTCGGCATCGTGACCGCGCTGCTGACGTTCGGGCTCAACGCCTGGTACACGCACCAGAAGAACGCGCGCGAGCGGGTGCTCGCCGACCTTGACCGCCGCGAGCGGGAAGTGCGCCTGGCGCAGCTGTTGGCGCAGCTCCAGGCGCCGGAAGTAAAGCCGTAATTCCGCAATCACCTAGCGCTGGCCAGCCGCCGGCGCTCAATCCGAAAGGACATACCGTGAATTTCATCGAAGACGCACGCAAGCAGTTTCCCAAACTCTGGTCGGTACGCTTCGCGCTGCTGGCCGCCATCGCCTCGGCCGTCGAGGCCGGCATGCATCTGTACGCCACCGGCACCGCTCCGCTGCTGGTGGTGGCGGCCGGCCTGACCTCGCTGGGCGCCGCGATCGCGCGCGTGGTGGCGCAACCGTCGGTGACCGGCAATGGCTGAGCGCGCAATCACCCAGCGGCGCGGCCTGGTCGCGCTGGTCGGCGCCGTCGCCGCAACTGCGCTGCTCTCGTTCACGCCGGCATGGGAAGGAACGAAACTCTCGACCTACCGCGACATGGGCGGCGTGCTCACGTACTGCACCGGTGCCACCGAGAACGCGCAGTGGGGCAAGACCTACACACCGGAGCAGTGTCGGGCCCAGCTCGACCGAGACCTCGAGCGGCACGCGGCCGGCATCGCGCGCTGCGTGCCGCTAGCCAGCATGACGGATGGCCAGAAGGTGGCCTTCGTCGACGCGGCCTATAACATCGGCGTCGGCGCATTCTGTGGCTCGAGCATGGCGCGCCGGGCGAATGCCGGCGATATGGTCGGCTCTTGCAATGCGCTGCTGATGTGGAACAGGGTCGGCGGCAAGGAGGTGCGCGGGCTCACGCGCCGGCGCCAGGCCGAGCGGGAGCTGTGTCTGGCCGGGCTGGCACAGCCATGACGACCATCGAACGATCCCTTGCCGCCCTGATCGTGCTGGCTGGCCTGCTGGTGGTCGGCTGGCTCGGCGTGATGCACTACGGCAGCACTCGCTACAGCGCAGGCTATGCGGCCGCCGTCGCCGAGGGGAAAGCCGCGCGCGACGCCGCCGCTGAGATCAACCGCATTACCGAGGCCGACCTGCGCGCGCAGTTGCGCGCGCGTGACTCGGCCGCGCATATAAAGGAACAAGAACATGCCCGAGACCTCGCTGCTGCTCAGCGCCGTGTGCGCGCTGGCACTGACCGGCTGCGCTGCCCCACAGGGCCAGTACCAGCCGGCGCCACGCCCGGCGATCGACCCGCTACCGCCGCACTTGGTGTTGACGGAACAGGACCGGACCTTGTGCCAGAGGTTGCTGCTGAAATTCTCGCCGACGGAGCTGACATTGCGCGAATCGTGCGGCAGTACGACCGCGTCGTCGAGCGGTTCGAAGAGTGCAGGGCGGTGAACGAGAAATAGGTGGCGTATTCTGCGTCAACGCCGTTACGCTGGCCGGTGATGGCTACGTCCTCACTCTTCATCAGGATGTCAAAGATGAAGGGCCGCTGCATTAAATCAGCCGTCAGCGGCTTGTAAGACTTGAGCGGATAGAGGCAATGACAGAGGAGACGCCTGGCCATTCGCTTGACGGGTCCGTAGCGGGCAAGGCATGAGCCTTACGATCGCCGACATGAAAAGTCTCCCAGACAAGGCCGCGAAATTCATCGCCGTCATGAAGGAACTCCTGCTGCTCCCCGCAAATTGAGCACTTCCGATGCCACTCGTCCTTCCCCGGGGCCCACGCATGGGCGGAATGTCTCGCTCTGAAAAGTCCCTTCAACATATTTTTTCCTAATCTCTATTGTTGATTTAGGGTAATGCTTTTTTATCCTAAATGCAACAAAAGTGCCGGAATGATACAGTTGGCGATGCAGCCGAATGTAGTGCGGTCGCGAGGGGCCAAGGCATGGAAGGCAAAAACCCTTGTTGGCAGGGAGGCGGAATGCATCTATGGCGACGCTTCTGCAACACAGTCTTCGAAATGCCGGATTGGCGTTCAACATTTATTGCGCGCGATCAGCATTGCTCGTACTATTGCCGGATTACTAACGGTGAAAATATGCGTGCGACAGACAAACATTCGGCTCTCGACGGACAGTTTTCGCTTTACTTGGACCTGACACGATTCTTCGCAGCTTTGCTCGTGGTACTCGCCCACTATCTGCAATACAACATTGTTCAGGGCGGTATGGCCTCATTTATCCCGAACATGGGCAGAGAGGCCGTCGTTGTATTTTTTGTACTATCTGGATTCGTGATCGCCTATATTGTTGAGAACAGAACGACAACGGCGCGAGAATATATAGCAGCCCGATCTGGGCGAATTTACTCGGTTGCGCTACCAATTTTGCTCCTCGGCTGGATGCTCGCTAGCACTTTTGATAACGGCGCAACGTACCAGCTAGCGAAGCCTCATGTGTACATTCCGCTGCATTTATTGTTTCTTGGTCAAAGCTGGACCTTGTCCGAAGTCCCTCCGATGTTGGCCCCGTTTTGGTCGCTATGTTATGAGGTGTGGTACTACGTTCTGTTTGGTGTGGCGTACTACTTGAAGGGATGGCGCAGGATGACTGCGGTTGCAGTCGTACTCGGAGTGATGGGGTTTAAATTGTGGCTTTTGCTGCCGGTCTGGCTCAGCGGTGTGGGTCTATACCATTTGCAGCTCAGGGTAGCCTTGCCGCAGTCCACCGCTCGGTTGGGACTCGCAGTTTCCCTTTCACTACTGGTCGTTTACAACGTGACGGGTATGGAGTTGGCGTTAAGGAATTTAGCGGTAGAAGAGTGGCCATTTCCCTCGCTACCTCTTGCTAGTGCTGAGCGGTTCTTGGCTGATTATGTGGTCTGCGCACTGGTGGTCGCCAACTTCCTTTGCGCTCGCTTCGCTGGGCTAAACGGATTGCTGAAGTATGAGGGGAAAATCCGCGCAGTGGCTTCGTACACATTCACCCTGTACTTGTCACACATGCTGGTCGTCTTAACTTGGCTGAAGATCTACCCGTATGAGCGTGAGAACTTCTATGACGTGGTCTGGATTACCATTGCTATCGGTCTAGTGACGATCGCATTGGCTCAGTTGACTGAGCGGCGCAAAAACCGATTTCGGCAACCAGTGGATTGGCTACTGCAGCAAAAATTTCCGGTTAAGGAATAGATCGATAGCAGATGTAGTGATGGCTGAGCTTGCGACAGTGTTCCAATCGCGGCAATATTGTCTGCTCAGTAGCGAGCATGGCGTCGCCGTGCCCGCCGGGGCGCGATCAGGCGCCGACGACTTCGACGCCTGGCAGGCCTGGGTTATCGATCTGCTGCGCCAGTATGCGGAATGTGCCGCTCGGCACGTGAAGACGGTTCAGGCTTGGCCGAAGTAGGCCAGAGGAGCGTCGAGCCGGCAGATAGCGTCAGGGATTTCATTCGTGCGTGGGTATTAACTCTTCCATATTAGTATGCTGGCACTACCCACCCTACGAAAGCCAACCATTATGAAAAACCTTGTCCGCGCTACTACTCTGTCGCTGATGCTTTGCGCTTCTGTGTCGACGACCGCGGCGCCAGCTTCTACAAAGCCGCTGGTCATTGAAGGCGTGCTACAGGAGTTCGTCGGCCCATCTGCGCGATGCTCTTCGAATTTCGGAGGCACGATTGTCGGGCAAGGAAACAGCGCTCTTATCGGTCGAGTCGCCTTCATCGGAACTGACTGTATTACGCAAAATGGCCCGCTGTTCAACTTCGCAGAGGGTCGCATGACGATAGTCACGACAGAGAGCGATCAGATTTTCTTGAACTACAGCGGCCAGTTTGTTCCGACCGGCGAGGGCGCGAAATTTGTGTTTAGTAACGCTACATTCCAAATTACCGGTGGCACCGGCCGGTACAAGAAGGCTGCTGGTGGAGGCAATTTCACTGGCGCCGAAGACATGGCAACCGGCGCGGGTACGATTAAAGTGAACGGCCAGATCACGTTCAAGGACTGATCCGGCCAACATCTTCATGCTCTCTTGCTGCCTACTTCGCTAAGTGGACACAGGCGGGGCCGAAATAGAACCGCGCCGCCGTCCGCCCTGAATTAGCACGCGCTGGATAACCGATAGTGGTACGCCGCACTCGTGCAGCGATCGCACTCCTGCGGCCATCCCGAACACTCCGGCAATGTTTACGGCCAGGTCGACTTGCACTGCCGTGAGGCGATCAGTTCGTTGGTCCATCCAGCCAGTATGGCAGAGCCGGATACCTCTGGTATATGTCAGAGGTTAGACTATGCGTTGCGCATTTCAGCGATGCGGCGGCGCAACGCTGATCGGCGGGACGCGCTGCTATACTGTATGGATGAACAGTATTAAGAAAGCCGGCCGCGAGCCACTCACCCGCGCTGAGCTGCAAGATATCCAGGGCCGGCTGCGCGGTTCCGAGGATGGCCGCGCGCTGCTGTGGGAGCTATTCCGCCTACGCGCTCTAACTCTCCGGACGCACGACTACCTGCGCGTCAACCCGCAGTCGTCGACCGCCGGCATCATGCGTGACGCGCTGCTCCGCGACCTGAACGCCGAGCCGGTGGTGCAGGAGCAACCGAAGCTATAGCGTCCTGACCTGTACTATTGAGCAGGGTCGACCCGAATCGAAACAATGGGTTACGGCGGCACCTGCGCCTCATCCATAGTACAAGCGACCGCTGCTAGGTCGTTGTCGGGAAACGGAAAAATGCCGAAGCGTGGTTAGATTCATAGCCTGTACAGGCATGGCGCCCTCGGCCGAAAAGCTGCGCTATTCAAAGTTGCCGCAATCAATCGAATCAAGCACTTACCGAAGCACAATCAGTGAACGAATAGCGCAGGGCCCTTAGCGCAAGAGTTTGATTCGATTGCCGAAAAAGCCGATAGGGCATCTGACTTCTAAGCTGTGGGTCGGGGGTTCGATTCCCTCAGGGCGGGCCACTTCCTGCTGTTCAATCGCCTTCCTGATCAGGTCACGATGAATTCGTAGCCGGCTTCCAGCGAGCCGATGACCTTGAGCTGATTCTCCCTGCTTTCACTGAATGCCACCAATAGATCGGCCACGTCCAGCGCCTTGCTGTCCAGGGCATTCTTCCAATGCGCAAATCCAGTCGCATCCGGCGTACGGTCGAGCACGTTTGCATACATCGCCGTGATCAGGTCGGCGTTGCTGGCCCCGGCGCCGTACTTGCTCTTGAATTCGGACGAACCGGCGAAGGCATGCGCTACAGTGTCCAGGCTCATCCCTTCACCCATGTTCCCGATCCAGAAACCCAGGCCGAGCTGGTCCGGCGTGCGGTCGAAGGCCGCTTGGTACAGGCGATACGCTTGTGCCGGAAACCCTGTGGTCTCGAAGGAGATGTAGACCCCGTCCTCGAACGATAGCCGCTCGACGTTGCGCAGGGTGTCCACGCCGTCCAGGCCAAGCCGGTCGCTGACCGAGATCGTGCCACCCCGGATGCTGACGTCGTATTCGTCGCGATAGCCCTCGAGCACGAAGGTGTCGATCCCAGCGTTGCCATCCACGATGTCGTCCGAGCGCGTGCCGTACAATATGTCGTGGCCACTGCCGCCGACAATGGTATTGGTCGGCGGGTAGGCCGCAATCCGGTCTTCATAAATGTTCAGGCTGACGTAGGTGTCGTAATAGTCCTGGCTCCACGAGGCATCGATGTAATACCAGCCCGTGTACGGTGCGACAAAATGGGCGTAGTCGTAGCCGTAGGCGCCGCTGCCGTCGTCGCTGGCGATTTCGCGGCCGAGGTCGTCGAAGACAAGCAGCTCGACCGGATC